GACCACCTTGTTGGTTTTGGTTGTTTTTGTTGTATTCAGATGATTGCATTGGACCTTGACTTGGCATTTTTTATATATTATACCTACATTTTATTTTTTTTTTATTCTTTTAAACTTTTGTCATTTTAAACTTTTACTTTTGGTGGTCTACCACGGCCTCTTCCACTATTTGCTAAACCTTTTGGTTTTATATCTGTCCAACTATCTTTATCTGAAACTTTATCTGATTCTACTACCTTATTTTCTAAAGATTGTTCTAAAGTAGGCTTATCATTTTTAACCAATCTCCTAGATGGACTTCTAGGCGAAAAGGTTGGTTTTGTCATTTCTGATTTTGGACGTGAAACCCTAGATTCGTTTCTAGTTTCACACATTAATTTACCACTATTTATACCTCTTACATTTGTAGCATGAAATTCATATTTACCTTGACTTTTATCGTTATCAACATTTGATACAATAAATTCTACGTACTCACCTTGTACTAAATATTTATATTGATTTTCATTTCCAACTTGTAAAGAACTATGGTATACAAAAATATCAGAGTCTTTTTTCTCACCTTCTGTAATCGTTAAAAATCCATATCCGGATTTGTTATTAAACCACTTACAAACACCTTTAACACGCTTCTCCTCTGTTACCGTGTTGGTTATTTCTGATTCTGTTGCTGATGTCATTTTACACTTATGAAATAATTACAATTATATCTTTATATTAGTTTTATTTCATAAATATATTGTAATCATATATAGGTTCTTCATCGTATTTTAAACACCTAATATATGATAAATATTGTTTCAGAATATCTGGAATGTCTGGGTTGTTTGATATATTTTCTTTCATTTCTACTATACGTTCTGTATTATATGATTCCCATTCTAAAGAACCCAATAACATATAAATCATTATATATATCGTGGATTCCACGTCATCCCTTCTACTAGGTTGGTATAGATTGTGTACATTGATGCTAATATAATTTGGAGTTCCGATTATATTGCTTAACGGTCTTTCATCGTTGTGTTCTCCATCTATTGTTTTGTACGATTTACAAAATCCGAAATCGATCAAATAGATCTTTTCTATGTTTATACTACCATTTGTGTCTAATCCAAATAAAAAATTATCGGGTTTTATATCTCGATGTATCAAACCTTTATCGTGTATAAATTTAATTATATCTAACATTTTTATACCTATTGTCAACACTTTACTTAAATCGAATGCGCCTTTTTTTTCAATATAAGAATTTATTGAATCACCCAATAAACTAAGAACCATATAATAGTTTGTTGTATCTAGACCATACCATTTTAGATGCGGTATTCCATTAAAATTGAATTTTTTTAAATAATTATAAATTGTAGACTCGTTCTTTAATAATTTTAAATTAGCATCCAATGGCTCTATTTTAATCGCAACAAGTTCTTTTGTACGAATATTTTCACCCTTATAGATACTACCAAATGCTCCTGACCCCAATTTAGATATTAATTTATATTTGTTGTTTATGTAGGTCATATACTCACTATTATGATGAGTTTATATGATTTATGTATTTTATATAATTTATTATACAAATAAACAGTTATGATGGTTTAGAAAGTTGAGAAACCTCGTCAAATGTCTGTGAAAAAAAATCAAAATCGATATTTTTTTCATCTAAAATATTTTTTAATTTATCAAATAAATATTGTTTATCAATTATCATTTTATCAAAATCTATAAAAATAGTATTTATATTATATTTAGTCATATGATATATAAAATTTGACATGATTTTATTATAAAATTTAATTTGTGATTCTTCGTTAAAAGCATTCCATAATCCGCCTGGTACATTTACATCACCATTTATTATACGTGAACGCGCAGATAATTTATAATCACGAATAGGAATTATAACTAATTTAACTATTAGCGATGAATCATTAATAATTGTTTCTATATTTTCCATAAAACATGGGTTTTTCAATATATAATGATTTTCAGAATAGTCTTTTTCCATACCTGAATTACAATTTGTATATATATATTCACTGTAATTATTTTTATCATATCCAGTATCATAATTTAGAAAACTAAATAATCTAATTAAAAATGTTGTTCCACATCTACCTGTACCAGTAATTAATATTTTTTCCATATATATATTATTATTATATTTATATTTGATAAAATAATAAATAATAATTTAAACATACAATGATTGATTTGTAACTACAAATTTCAAGGTGTTTAATGGAATATTACGTAATTCCCTGAGAAATCCTATTGCACCAACGTTTTCTGCTATTCTCTCCATTTCACTGGAAATATTGTTTACTTTGAGAATCGCTTTTACAAATTCTCCCAAAAATATTTCTTTTTCAGATAACATTGTTTGTAAGAGTGACTTGCATTCTTCTGCATTTTCACAATCATACCATTTCATAGTATATTCTATCAAATCATAGTGCATCATGTATTCTACACCAGTATTAATTTGATATAATTCTTCCTTTTTCAAATAATCTTCATAGTCGGATTTCAGGTATTTTATTGTGTTATTGGTTGTAAGATCACAACTATCTATGTTATAAGATTTATAATCTTCGTTAATAGATATATTTGTAAAACAACTAAATACGCCACATAATTGTTTTCCTGATAATCCTTCGTATAATTTTCTATCTATAAAATTAGCAAATGCCAGACAGTGGACTTCTCTCAATCCCGATGCAATACACCCTTTTCCTGTGAGGTTATAATGTGGGTGTTGTTCACAATCATTTTCTCTCGATGATTGCATTATAAACCCATCTACTTCTAACAATTTTAATATAATATCGACGTTGTTATCTAAAAACTTGTTGTTCGTATCTAACTCTGTTTTTGTATCATTGTAGTGTTGTTTTGAATCATAATACTGATCGAGTATTTTTATGTCATTTTGAATATTGCGAAAAGCATCTAAATTATCTTGGATTTCACGTTCTATTTGTTTTCGTTTTTTGTTTGTGGATGTTGGTTTAGCTATAAGAAGATTTCTTTGTTCTTCTAAAATACATCTCGGTGTTTGTGTCATATCTAGACGCGTGTTTAGTTTTTCGATTTCGCTTTCCAATTCGCATAGTTTTTCTGTTAAGAACTTATCAGCTCTTACAACATCTTCTTGTATCATACTGCGTTTAATATATTTTAAAAATTGTTGTTCGCCTGTTTCTATTAAATTAAACAATAAATTATATGATATCTTGAATTTAGAAGATAGGGATTGAGGTCTGCCTTTCATCATGGATCGATATTGATTTAATTCTACGTTTTTGAATAAATTTGTTAAATGAATTACATTACCTACTGTATCAATGCCTCTTCTTCCTGCTCTTCCGGCCATTTGAGTATATTCATGAGAGTATAACATCCTCATACCATTTCCATCGAATTTATTCACATCTGTGAATATTACTGATTTGGTAGGCATGTTAATACCCACTGCAAATGTTTCTGTTGCAAAAAGCAATTTAATATATCCTTTACTGTATAATAATTCGATCATTTCTCTCAAAACGGGCATTATACCCGCGTGATGTATTGCTATTCCTTTTTCTAAAAGATAAACGATATTTATATATTCTGGTAAATTCAAATATTCTTCGTAATTAGGCAATTTTCGTATAATCGATTCACATTCTCTCTTGATTGTATAAGAAACTTTGGAGTCATCTTCTAAAAGATTCGTTGTTATTTCTTTTGCGCATATTTCTAGTTGTTTTCTTGAAAGGACAAAACAAAGTGCAGGTAACATATTATTTTCTACCATGTATTTGGTTACTTGATTTAATACGTGCATGCGTTTCATACGAAGGTTTTTATTTTCAAAAACGGTTGTAATTTTTTTGTTTTTATGATACAATTGCTCGTTAAATATACCGGTTGGAGACTGTATTGGAATTATTTTGTTCGTGTGTGCTTTTATTTCATTTTCCAATTGTTTGTCTTTGATTAATTTGAAAATAGCTGATGTTGTTGTCATAAACGTATAATGAGTCAATGGTACAACACGGTGGTTTGTCGAGGTCAAATAAACTTCTTTGTGTTGATGCAGGGTTTGGCTCTCCCCTCTATTTTCACACCAATCTGCGAATTTTTCTGGTTTATCTAATGTAGCAGAAAGCATTACCATTTGTACGTGTCGAGGCAACATCATGATTGTTTCTTCCCATACTTTTCCTCTGTCTGGATCATTGATATAATGTACTTCATCAAATATAACACATGCTAGTTCGTTGTTTAAATCCATGTCAAATGTTGTTGTTAATGGTAGTGAAGATGTGGATGACATTGCGTTTTTTTTGTATAATGTATTCTGTAAAATCTCGGTTGTCATAATCAATACATCCGCCTCTGGATTTGATTTAATGTCACCGGTTAAAATACCAAATGAAATATGTGGGAATTTTTTTGTAAATTCATAAAACTTTTGGTTCGATAATGCTTTAATTGGACTTGTATAAATTACTTTTTTTCCTTTTGATACAAAATATTCAATTGCGAATTCTGCTGGTAATGTTTTTCCTGATCCAGTATGTGCTGTTACTAATACATGATGACCCTCTACTATCGATTCAATTGCATATTTTTGAAAATTACTCAATTCAAACGGGAATTGATTGAAATATTCAGTATAGTTTGTTTCGTTTTCGGTTGGATACGGAGATTCGCAGTCGCAGATTTTTACCATCTTGTATGTTGTTGTTGTTTGATTGTTGATTGTTTGATTGTTGATTGTTGTTATTTGTTTCCTTACAAAGACATTCAATTTTTATATTTATGTAGTCCATTATTTCATTCTATAAAATGAAAATAAAATTGATTTTTAATTTCGGATAATTGTAGAATTATAATAAACATATTACAAATGGATTTACTTTTATTACCTAATGACATACAAAAATTGATAGGCGAGTTTAATGTAGAGCATAGACCTATAATGCGAGTAGTAATGAATGAATTATTAATTAAATGTGAAGAGCGCATTGAGAACGATCACTATTGCGATAATTGTGGCAATTACGCAGAAGAACAATATTCAACATATATATATTGGCATAAATACAATTTTTGTGGAGGATGGTGTCAATCCGATAAAGAGTATCACATACGTAAAACTTTACGAAGGTATAAATAAAAAAATTGATTATGTTTACATTGGATTTAATAAATGCATATCAATAATAATAACAACACAAAGACAAATCAATAACTATACAATAAAATGGTATTTTCACTATTTGATGTTTTATATGTAACAATGGGAATTCTATTCGTCTACAAATATTTTGGATCCAAAAATATTACACCTTTGCACATTTAAAACGCCCATTATAGATACATTTTCTTTGGGTTTTTGCGAGTTTTATTCTTTGCAATATATTTTTCTTTTCTATTATAAGCACCATCTATGATGTTCTTATAATATTCTTTCGGTATTATTTCGATTGCCTTTTGTTATGTTTTCTCTTAAATTCGCATATTTCAATCCACTAAACTTTTGTAATTTTGATTTCAACATGCTAAAATAATTTTCAATTGCATTGCTAAAATGTTGATATGGAACACTATATAACAATTTGTTATGTTTATTTACTAATTCACGTATAGTATCATTTTTATGTGCAGATGCATTGTCTAAAATAATAATTTTATTTTTATATTTTTCTGTGATAAATTTCTGTAAAAATTCAACTAATCGTTCGGTATTTATACCACCTTTTTCATATAAATTCCATCCTTCTACACCATTTACAGAAATAGCAAATATCCCAGTATATTTCTTGAATACATCTTGTGATTGTGTTTTTATTACACAACGTTTCCCTCTTTGACTATAACAATGATTTCGTTTCTGTAATGATTTTATACTTGTCTCGTCTATACAAATAATATCTTCTATTTTATATTTACTAATTTCTTTATAGAATTCATCTAATTTTTCATTGATATTTATTTCTTTACCCCATCTATGCGTAGGTTCATGTCGTATCCGTGTTAATTTCAAAGTTATATTGTTGTTATTTACAACTCTATTTAGATGAAACCTACTCAATGATAATGATGGATATTTTCGTTTCAATAAAAACAACAAATCTTCCATGGTAATTGTTTTGTTTTTGTTGATTTCATCTTTGATAAACCGAATGTGTTCTCTTTTTACTTTGTATGCAATAGGCGTTCTATTATTTCTTTCTAAATTACCTTTTTTCTTATATTGTTCTACCCATCTCATCAAACTACGACGAGAACATTCAAATACTTTACAAACTTCTTCTTGTGTATTATCTTCCACTAAATAATATTTAACTGCTTGTAGTTTATAATCTTCGCTTTTGTGATGCGTCATATAAAATTATAACATAAAAAACTTAAAAATGTATTTATTATATATTTTAGTTATATATAATGAATGACGAAGTAAGTGAATTGAAACAGAAATTAGAAAAAATGGAAAAATATGTTAAGGAATTAGAAGAACATTTGAAAAAATATACAAATAGTAATAGGCATCTAAAATATTACGAAAATAACAAAGATGTTGTTAAAGAACGAACAAAAAATTATGTAGAAAAACTGAAAAATGAAAACCCTGATAAATTGAAAGAATGGCGACGAAATTATTATTTGAAAAAGAAAGAAAAGAAGAAAGAAGAACAATCTATCTAAAAATTATCATATTCATCATTTTTAGATAAATATATATTTGTAATTTCATTGCTGGATTTAATTTGTTCGATCGCATCACATAATTCTTTTACCCAGTCGTAAGTATCATACAATACATCTTCCTGTAATAAACGAATTACTGAATATCCGTTATTATTTGCGCATTCTTCTTTGAATTTGTCGTTTTCAAATTGTTCTTCTGGTGAAGACCAATTTGATACTTGTTGAAAATGTTGCACTCCATCTAATTCTATTATTATTTTATACTCTGGAATACAAAAATCATATGGAAGAGGTTTTTTATTTTTACACCATTCTTGTCTAAATTGTGATAGAAATGTTGTGTATATACTTTTCATCTTATCATATAATTTCCATTCGGATTTATTTGTACAAAAAGGACAACCGCAACCCTTTATGTGAAGATAAGGAGATTGTTCAAATTCACCATGTTTTTTACAAATTATTGTAATCAAATTATCAATACCATTATAAACTGAATTTGAATAATCATATGTATCTCCGTGTTTTTCAAATGCTCTTCTAATAAAATCATTATTTGTATGTCTTAATGAATTACCTATTTTTTCATTTCCACATAAATTGCAACCATAACCACAAATATGTCCTCCTGCCATTTGTTCAAATTCACCATGTTTTTTACAAATTATTATAATTTTATTTTTATATCCAGTATATTGAACTTTTGAATAATCATATGTATCTCCATGTACTTCTTTTATTTTTTCAATAAACTCTTCGTTCGTATATTTTAAATTTTCACCTCTTAAAATATCAGCACATCTCTTACACCCATTTCCACGTAAATGGGTATTCGCATTTTGTTTGATTTCTCCATGTTTTTTACAAATTATAATGATCTTATTATAAATACCTGTGTATTGAACTTTTGAGTAATCATATGTATCTCCGTGTATTTCTTTAATTTTTTGAATAAATTCTTCATTTGTATATCTTCTATTTTCACCTCTTAAAATAACACCGCATTTTTTACATCCGCAACCAGTTAAATGTGAATGTGGTTCTTGTTCAAATTCGCCGTGTATTTTACAAATTATGATAATTTTATGCTTTGCATTTATATATTCAACTTTTGAATAATCATATCTATCTCCGTGCATTTCCTTTGCTTTTTTTATAAATTCTTCAAGATTACTTGTTTGTTTTGAGCTACCTTCTAATACTGAACATTTTTTACAATTCATCCCTCTTAAATGTGAGTTAGGTCGTTGTTCAAATTCTCCATGATTTTTACAATAAATAATAATTTTGTTATCTTTTCCAGTATAGACAACTTTTGAGTAATCATATCTATCTCCGTGTATTTCTTTTGCTTCTAATATAAATTGTTCTGTCGTTTTCATTGTTTTCATTGTTTTCATTATTTGTATTTATTAATAAATATAAATACAAAAGATTTTATATCAATTTTTATATAAATTTATTAATTATAACATAAAATACTTAAAATTAAAATATTTAGGTATATTATAATGGGAAAGAAAAAGAAGAAAGACACACCCATCAAAGAGAAAACAACTCGCAAAGACGTTCAAGAAAGAAAAGAAACAAATAAAAACACAGAATTTACGTGTGTAAAAACTAGTTTCAATAGTTTAGTAGAAAATAATTATTTGAATGGAGGAATACAAGAAATTGTATTGAATATCAATAAAATATGTTTTTTATCGTATCAGTTGTTAAACTATCATTTCATACGATTAATTCAAGAAAATAAACAACTTCCTGAAATTACACAGAATTTATTTTATCAAGCGTGTTCTGCTGTTTCTGTTATGAAAGAACGCAAAGAAAAAATAGATACTACCGATGAATTATACATTAGTTTTTCACATTACAAAGATCATTTAGGAGAACTACCTTTTCGTGATAGAATGGGTAATCTCATCAATAACTTAAACAAACAACAACTCACTATGACTGAAAACCATTTGAAATTGAATTTTTATAAACGATTTCATAAGTATTTAGAAATAAAAACAGGAGAAACACGAAAATCAGTTATTTATAAATGGTTGAAGGATATTTATGCGAACGAATACACTGGAAATAATTATTTTATAAAATCTATGCGTGAATGGTTAAAATATCCACCTACCGAATTCAATATAAAAGCACATTCTTCGCACTTTGTAAAAATATATTATAAAATACTAAAAACATTTGAACAATACCCTAATTCTAAACATATTAGAACATTTAATTTATTACCTACTAAAAACTCATTTACTCTTTCTACAATAGAAATATGCAGTAGTTGTCTAAAAGATATTATAGGATATTTTACAAAAGAACCTCTACCGGATGATTTCAAAGACAATAAATTAGTATACTGGTATGAATTTTTCAAAATAGAAAAGTTTGAAACAAAACAAAGGAAATTTGCTAATACTATTTTTACAGATGGTAAAATCGCAGTTATTAGATTACGAAAACCAAAAGTAGAACTATTGAAATCAAAAGACATGAAAAAAATTAAATACGAACAATATGTCGGTATAGACCCTGGTGTAAGAAGTTTGCAAACATCGTGTAATGATGCTGGTAGAGTTTTAGAAACAACTACACCAAAATATAGACATGATTGTAAAATGAAATATGCATGTAGAAAACGTGAAATGTGGTATAAAGGATGGGAACATTATGAAATGTGGAGAAATATACCCAGTTTCAAAACAACTAATTTAGAAAAGATGAATATGTATTTTGAATATGTATATCCAAATCTAAATACCATTTTCAAGTTTCATCTATATAAGAACTTTCGTGGTTTATCATTTCGTTCATATTGTCGTGGTAAAGCAACTATGCATAAACTATGTAAAACTATTGTTGAAAATAAGAAAACATTAGTCGGTTTCGGTGATTTTTCACAACAACACGGTTTAGTAAAGAAACACCCAACAGCACCTATTCAAAAATTTAAGCATGAATTAAGAAAATACTGCGATGTCATTGATATAGACGAATGGGGAACAAGTAAAACATGTAATTTATGTATGAAACCAATAGAATTATACAAAAATAAAGTAATAAGAAAGAAACGGGATGGAACATATACCAAAGCAAGAATATCTCAAATCAATAGTGTAATCCGTTGCAAACTCAACGAGTGTAAATTATGCTGTATGGATAGAGATATTAATGCATCAAAGAACATTTTGCTTTTACTGCAATTACAACAAGCAGGAAAAAAACGACCAGAATGTTTTAGTCCAAAGAATATGAACGACTATGATACTCCCTTATGGGAAGATAAGTATGTCGTGGCGTGAAATCCGCAATTACCGTTTGTTTATTTTTTAGCGTCTATAATGGGCGTTTTAAATGTGCAAAGGTGTAAAAATCAGAACACTAATAATACTTCTGTAGTTAAAGATGATATCAATTATTTTATTACACATCACAATGATGGAGATAGGATTATGCTATACTATGAAGAATGTGGAGATAGTTCTATGATGGATTATAACTACAATGTAAAATATGACATTTTAAACGAATACAATATAACAAATTATTCTCATCAACAAACTGGTGAAATTGAAATTATTTATATATAAATAAATATACCCTACCATACAAAAATACAAACATACAAAAAATACAAACATGCAAACGTAAAAATTATATATTTTTGTTAAACTACCTAAAATTATAATATGAATCATAAATATAGGTAATGAATATTTTTTTATCCATTCTTCATTTTGCATTCATAACAAACTATTTTACCAAAATTCAATCGTTTGGTAATAGTAATAGTAATAGTAATAGTAATAACATTAAAACTAAATCAACAAAGCTTTTTTTTAGTAGAAACTATTCACCTTTTGGTCGCAAATACTATGAAGATTATCTCAGAAATTTAAACTCCAAAAATGTCACTATTCAAACTAATCATATTTTGGGACTAAACAATGCAGGCGCGGATGAAACTATTGAAGATGGTATTCTTATTAAAACAATCAATAAAAGTATCAATAAAAATAACGATTACAATAAACAATATTTACCAAGAAAGGTTATTATAAGACAAATTGATCTTAAAGAATTACAAGAACAACTTGAAATCAACTTTAATAATACATCTACAGATATCGATAATGATGGCACTGAAAATTCAGATACTGCTGGTGAATATTATGACATGTTTGGTAATCTAATGAGACTACCACAACAACCACAACAACCACAACAAGGATATCGTCCATACAATCGTAATAGAAATTTAGGATTTGATGATAAACCAAAAAAGTCGGAAAATTTCGAGGTTATTAGAAACCACACAGTGACATTCAAAGAAATTGGTGGATACGACACTATTAAATCTGAATTGAATCAATGTGTTGATTTATTGGTGAATTATAAAAAATACAGTGAATACAATGTGAGAATACCAAAGGGTCTTATATTAGAAGGGCCACCCGGAAATGGTAAAACATTATTAGCGAAAGGTTTTGCTGGTGAATGCAATGTCGGATTTATTCCTGTATCCGGATCTCAATTTCAAGATAAATATGTCGGGGTTGGTTCTGCTCGAGTGAGAGAATTATTTGAACTTGCCAAAAAAAATACTCCATGTATTATATTTATTGATGAAATAGACGCTATTGGTCGCAAGCGTTCTGGTGATGGTGAAACCTCTTCTTCAGAGAGAGATAGTACATTGAATGAATTATTAGTCAATTTAGATGGATTCTCAACCAAAAATGGTATTTTTTTGATGGGTGCAACCAATCGTGCTGATCTTTTGGATCCAGCATTAATACGTCCAGGTAGAATCGATAAACGCATATTTATAGGGCCTCCTGATTCCACAACGCGTGAAGCGGTTATCACTATTCATTTGAAGGGAAAACCACACGACTCCACCATAAATATTAAAGATTTGGTTGATCTCACTGCAGGATTGTCTGGAGCACAAATAGAAAATATGTTAAATGAAGCCATGTTAAATGCGTTGCGTGATAATCGCACATTTATGGAACACAGAGATATTGACATGGTTATTAACAAAATAATGGTCGGATGGCAACCAACAGAACATCAATTTACCAGTGATATTATTGATCGAATTGCTATTCACGAGATGGGTCATGCTATTGTTGGTTTTCTCTCCAAACATCACTCCAAGGTGAGTAAAGTAACCATTAATTTGTCTTCACCAAAGAGTCCTGGATATACTGTATTTGAAAGTTCTACCTCGAATATTTATACGAGAGAATCATTGTTCGAACACCTCATGATATTATTAGCAGGTAGAATAGCAGAGGAAGTGTTTTATGATGTATCAGTTACAACAGGAGCTATTAATGATTTTGAAGAGGCGTATAAACTAGCAGAAAAAATGGTTATCTATTATGGTATGGGTAAAAATATTATATCTCCTAGTCTAAGTGATAAATACAAAGAAATAATAGACGATGAAGTTATTCATTTAATAAACGACGCTTACGAAATGGCTTTTTTTATTGTCAAAAATAGCAAGGATTTTATACAAGAGTGTGCAGAAATTCTAAAAACAGATAAAATAATAAAAGCAGAGAGATTAACGGATATAATAAACACCAAATATCCTGATATTTTACGATTGACTATTGATAAATAAACTAATACGTACAAAAATAAAAAAAATTGATTTATTATAATTATAATTTACTTATAATAAATTCAATAAAATACAAGAATATAACCATTTACGATGTATAAACTAAAACATTGGATTAATATTGAAAATATTAATTGGGATTTGTTATCAGAAAATCCAAATGCTATTCATTTATTAGAGAAAAATCCGGATAAAATTAATTGGGAATATTTATCAGGAAATCCAAATGCTATTCATTTATTAGAAAAAAATCAGGATAAAATTACTTGGGCGTGGTTATCATCAAATCCAAATGCTATTCATTTATTAGAGAAAAATCCGGATAAAATTAATTGGGCGTGGTTATCATCAAATCCAAATGCTATTCATTTATTAGAAAAAAACCTGGATAAAATTTATTGGGATAATTTATCCAGAAATCCAAACGCTATACATTTGCTAGAGAAAAATCAAGATAAAATTGATTGGTTTTGGTTATCGTACAATCCAAATGCAATTCATTTATTAGAAAAAAATTTACATAAATTAAATGAAGAGGAATTGGCTTGTTTATCAGAAAATAAAAACGCAATGCCTTTATTAGAGAAAAATCCGGATAAAATTGATTGGGATAGGTTATCCGAAAATTCAAATGCTATACATTTATTAGAGAAAAATCAAGAGAAGATTGATTGGTATTCTATATTAGTAAATCCAAATGCTATTCCTCTATTAGAAAAAAATTTAGATAAATGGCTAGATAATGAGTGCGATATCTTATCAGGAAATCCAAATGCTATTCCTTTATTAGAAAAACACCAGGATAAAATTCTTTGGGGGTGGTTCTCAAAAAATCCATCCATCTTTGAATTAGATTATTATGCATTGAAAGAAAGATGCGATATTTACAAAGAAGAATTGATGCAAATTGCGTTGCACCCTTCAAGAATAAAAAAATTGTTAGATATGGGAATAAGTATTGATGAATTGGATAGTTGCATATAATCGATATTTTACATGAGAAAAAATAAAAAATATGGTGTATATACATGTTTTTTATTTTTGATTTTTTATATTTGGTCGACGTAATAAATATTTACTATTCGTCGAATATTTTTCTTTCTGATCTCCAATAAACATGTCCATCATATAAATAATCAACATATTCATGTTTGAATTTTGCGAATTTTTCCATATCAATTCCATAAAATCTACAACGAATATTATTAATTTTATTATTTAATATTTCATTCAATTCTTGATCGGTTTCAAAATATAAATTATGTATTTTTTTTCTATATAAAGGTATCATAATTTCATTAATAGCATTTGTAAAAGCTCCATGTGGACCGGTTAAAATACAAATATCATTTGTTGTTTTATTCGTTATGTTATAACAACAATTATTAATAGTTTTCAATAAAATGGGATGATTTTTTTCAAACATCATAATCCAATTATTGAAAAACCCTTTATTTCCTTCACGTGTAATAATACATGCATCATCTTCCAAAATTAATTCATTTAACGGTTGTAATATAATTGAATCCATATCTAAATATACTCCACCATTTTTATACAATATACAATATCTCCAAAAATCTGCCTTGGCAGCACCAACATTTAACTTTAAATAACAATTGTATATATATTCATCAAAGTTTTGCTTTATAAATTGTTTCATATCATCATCATCATATAAAATCATTTGATATTCTGGATTTAAATCTTGTATTCTTTGTTTTATTTGTATACAATTTTCATGCAAATTCTTTGTTTTCCACGTTTGGTAAATTATTTTTGGAATAGGCATTCGTATAATGTATATCTATAATATAATATTTATTTACTTTTCTGAAAATTACATTTGTCAAATGTATTATGTGTAAAATCAATTCGTTTGAAAAATGGGGAAAATATTGGTAATTTGAGTTATGGGGAAGGAATATCCAATATTATTATAAAAAATTGTGAAACGTGTAATATTGACAAAAACTAACAATTGGATGTCAGGATTATTCTGAGTTTATTACCTTTTTATTATTTTCTATTGAATATAATAAAAACATTACGATATTATGGTCATATGCAAAAATAATAATTCTTTGTTTGATTTTATTTACAATATAAAAAAATGAAATAAAATTCGCAAAAGTTTTTTGAAAAATAAAAAAATGGACAAAAATAAATGTCCAAAAATGATTTTCTAAAAAAATTTTTGTGAAAAACTATTTTTGTGACCATAATTTATTTTTATGGTCTGGATACCAAAAAAATAATTTTAAAATTGTTACCATAATTTTTTTGCTTTTATAAATTGCAAATCACCGGCGGTTTTTTTATTAGCATTTGTGGCTAATATTTTACATCCAAAAATCGCCAGAAAATATAATTTGTGTATATGTCACGATTAATGGTGTGTATATTTCGTTTACAAAATATAAATATCTTAGCATATTATAAAATGCTAATAAATGCTAATAAAAATGCTAATGTAAAAAGCGCAATTTCTAGTTTTACAAAAAGTGAAATAAAATTTACAAAAGTTTTTTTGAAAAATGAAAAATGGACAAAAATAAATGTCCAAAAATGGAATTATAAAAAAACTTTTGAAAAAAACTATTTTTGTTACCATAAATTAAAATTATCATCACATCACCAAAAAAATAATTTTATGTTTGTTACGATAAAAAATTTCGCAAAATGAACTCGTTTGTTTTAGGCGATTTTTATGTTAGCATTTTATACTAATAAATGCTAAGTGAAAACTCGCAAAAAGTCGCACAAAAATTTTCATGTGAAAAATGCAATTATATATGCAGTAAAAAAAGTGACTTCAATAAACATATTTCTACTGCAAAACATAAAATGCTAATAAATGCTAACGGAGAAATCGCAAAAGTCGCCGAAATAAAATTACATCATTGTGCATGTGGTAAAAAATATAAACACTTACCAACTTTGTCTAGACATAAAAAACATTGCAACTTTATGTCTAATAATGAAATTATTATTAATGAAATGACAAATGATAATGAATTTAATATTTTGAAAACTTTATTAGTTGATGTTATGAAATCGAATCAAGAATTACAAAAGCAAGTAATTGATCTATGTAAAAATGGAACGGCTATTACGACTAACAACAATCTAAACAATATTCAACACACAAACAGTCATAATAAAACATTCAATCTTCAGTTCTTCTTGAATGAAACATGCAAAGATGCTATGAATATTTCCGAGTTTATCGATAATATAAAATTACAATTGTCCGATTTGGAGAATATAGGTAAATTAGGTTATGTTGAAGGAATCTCCAATATAATCATAAAAAACTTGAAAGCATTGGATGTAGAGAAACGCCCACTTCATTGTAGTGATATAAAGAGAGAAATTATGTATGTAAAAGACAAAGATACTTGGGAGAAGGAAAGCGACGAAAAACAAAAAATAAAAAGTGTTATAAGTAGCGTTGTTAGTAAAAATTTAAAATTATTACCAGAATTTCAGAAAAAATACCCACAGTGTATGAATTCAGAATCTCACAAATCGGATGAATACAATCAAATTATCATGGAAACAATGGGTGGGGGAGAGAAAAACAAAGAAAAAATTATTCGAAAAATTGCAAAAGAAGTAACTATTGATAAAGACTAATTCGGGTTTTGTGGTTGGGGGAAGGTGCGTACTGCGCACTAGACTAGATATCACACACCTCTTCCAATCTTACTTTTAGTTTAATATTGTACTCATCTGGAAACATATATAACTTACATTTTATTTCATTGTATAACTCGTAGATTTTAGTTGTTTGTTTTGTAATTTTAGACGTTATTTTAAGTTCCGGAATATAAACAATATATACCAGCGAGTTAGGTTTATTCAAACTGGTTTTATTTTTGATATCAATGATAATACCATTCAATGGTTTTTCTATCATTTCTGGTATATTATTGAACATATCCAACAATGTGCATTGATTTTGTAATTTACGAATTGACTTCATATTTGTATTTATGAACAAAATATGTTCTTCGGATGTCCATTTATTATAAAAATTTCTTGCTTCTTTTGAAAATTCGAATAAATTATGTATTTGTTGCATTTCAATTAAATTTATTAAATCGACTATTCTACGAATAGGACTAGTAATATGCGTATAAGCATCCAATTGTAAAGATTCATGGTTTGTCGTGTGTATAGGTGTAGTCACATTATCAACTGTAGTATCAATCGTATTCATAACACCGAAATATTCGCTTTTTGACAAATACCATGATTTAATACGGTTGTTGGATTCGTTTTGCAAACTATTTGACATGGTTGTAATATTATTTTTAAGTAAAATACCACTATTATTCTTTTTTAGATTTTTCGCACAATAATAATTCATTAATATCATTAAATATGCAACCATATTTTGACTATCTGTTATATCATATTGACAAACATATTTTTCAGACAGTAATTTTGTTATATCAAACAAACTATTATAGCTATTATCTAGAAGCAAATCTTGTTGGTTGTAAGAATAATTGTTGGACACGTTGATAATAGTATTTTTAAATTTTATATTTTCGATCGTTACATCTTTTTCATTACTAGACTCATAATTATTTACACTTATTGTTATATCCATAGTAAATGCATATCGATGTGCGTTTTCAATTAAACTACATAAATTACTCGACATGATAGTGGGTAACATCGGTATTTTTTTATCAGGTAAATAGATACTTGAAACGCGTGACGAGAAGACATCCCATAAACCAAATAACTCCATCCAAAGAGCAACATTGGAAATATATATGCTCAACATAAATGTTTCACGATTCTCAAAAGAGCCCATTTTTTTAACACTAAATGCATCATCGTAATCTGTAGTATTCACTGAATCAATTGTGAATATATTCCATTCTTTTTGATCCGTTCTGTTTTCCAATTCAGGATATTGCATTGAAACAAACTCATTGGTAATTTTATTTAACTCGATTGTACTGGAATCAAACCGTGTTTTGATTCTATTAAATAGTATCTTATTAAATTGTTCAATAGATATATTAAGATTTTTACACAATAATTGATAACTATAATATACATCAATACTTGAGTTATTTACCTCACCTATTACATTTGTCAATACTCCAATAGGATGTTTATCTTTTTCACCCCATTTTGAAAATGAAAACGTCACATATAAATTTGAGTATAATTTTGAGAAATTTGAATGTTTGAATTCATATGGTATTAAAAATGGCGGAATTGTTTTGTCATCTGGAATGCATTTATACAGTAATTTTCCTAGTGGTTTTTTGATACCAGAACCTGATAAGTCCAATGTGTCTTTTCTCTCTAGGCGTCCATATGTTTTATTGTCTTTTAAAATAAGAATACCTGGAATGTCTTTATTTTTGGATATTACAGAATCCACGATTTTAATCCGGGGGTTTTGATGATTGCTACTACTATCACACAGAACTTCCATGATAATATCGTTGTTGAATAGTTTATATTGAATAGGATGATAATCGATCTCCACCTTGTTTTGTAAAAGATCAGTATAATACCAATCATCGTAGTTTCGTGACATGATTTTTACTTGATATATTTTTGACATTTTTTGTATGGTTATATGTGTTGTGTGTCTTTCTATATAACCGTTAATTATATAAATAAATTGTTGTATTTATATAATTTGTTTATGTTTTGATTTGACTGGTTTTATATGTTGATGGTACTCGATAAATCGCTAATATTTGTACTAGAAAATGCTATCGATGATTCAGGAATGCTTGGAATATTTGTAGTTTGTATTGGTATTTGACTTGTATCTATATTATTTGGTATTATAGGAATATTTTGATCAATTTTATTTGTAATTTCGTCCGAGGCGTGCGATAGTACCTTTTTTTCAGTCGCGGTATCGTAATCTATTTTGTGATTCACGTTGTATTTTTTTGATATCTTTACTGTGTTGCGTTTGATATTTTGTAGTTGCAATCCGTACAAAGTTAAATCTGGTATAATAGAAATGCAATTCATATATGTTTTATACTTGAAACATGAAATACTAGTATTTTTATGAAATTTGATACTATACCACCAATATGCTGGTATATATATTGCTTTACCTTGAGTTACTGTAAATTCTAGACATTTAATTTTATCAAAATCGGATTTATACTCTGGTGAAACATTCCATGGATTAACCGGTGATTTAAATTCAAACAATTCATAATCTTTTACAGGATATAAATATTTTGAGCTTTTTGGAGGTGTCATTTTTACTTCTATGCTACCTTGTGTAACCAGAAAGAAATTTCTATAATTTAGCTCATATTTAAATGGAGTTACTGTATTATTTGCTCCAGTCATAATATCATATTGACTATTACATAACATATAAGGTCGTAAATACTCATCATTATATTGAAAACTTTTAATAACACCTGTTTCTTTTAAAAAATCGGTGTTGTTTGCAGAATAATATCTCTCTGTATCATCATCAACAAATAGTTTATTTGCTAAACTTAATGATAGAGGTACATAAACATCGACATCTGAATCAATATTAGTTGATCTTGGTTTAGTATTATTGTTGTTATCGGATAATTTTCTGAATGCACTCTCTCGAATTTGAATATCAAATGAATTATACTGGCTGTGAATATAATCGTAGCATGTATTGTTTATTACTTTTTCATTTTCAAAAGGAAATATAATAGGTTGTCTTATATCACACAACTCTTCAAATTTTTCTTTCGAAACATTATCGATTTCATATATTTCTAAATCATTACTTGTTTTAAAATGAAAATGAATATGCAAATATATAAATAATACTAAGCAAAAAATAAATATTGATATGATCCAATTTAACATTTTATTTGATTATTTGATTATTTGATTATTTGATTATTTGATTATTTGGTTATATAGTTATAACAATTATGGAAAAGAAATATTATAAGTAATCGCATTTCGTTTTACTTTATCGATTTATCCATACATTCATACATTCATTCAACCAATTTTATCTTCGATCTGGTTGTTTTATCTATAAAAGTAGATATAATGGAATAAATTTTCGAATATATAAAAGGTGGTTGATAAATATTAAATTTGTTTAATTTATCAGGATAGGATGTTTGCATTAATTTACATATGCATAATAGAAAATCATAATGTTTTTCTAAATCCAATAAATCCATTTTATGTAATGAAAAATGTACGTTTATTAAATCATATTGCATTAGAATGCTATTTATATTATTTACAATATCTTGTGTTATAATATCATAATTAGTTTTGTTACCAAATTTTTTGAAAAATCCATATTGAATTATTAGATTATTTTTCTCCACATAACAAATATTCTCCATGATTTGTTTATTTGTATACAAGTGCCTATATTGTTTAAATGAATCATAATTTTTTTTAAACAAAAGATTATTTGATTTGATAAATTCTTCTTCATTATATTTTGTATTTTCAATGTTTTCACTATTTTCAGTGTATTCATTTTTCGTTTCATCTATATAATTTAAAGTGTTGCAAACCTCCATATTATTTATAAATATTTATAAAATATTTATAAATGTTTTACTGCAATTATTATTTGTGAAAAATTAAACATTCAAATTCATAGATTTATTTTTATTATTTTTTTGTTTGTTTTTTGATGAAGATGTATTATTGTTGACATCATTATCGTTTGCTTCTTCTGTAAAATTGTTTAGATTATTTGCAATTAGTGAATCAATATTTTTGTCATCCGATGGTACATCATTTAATTGATTTTCTGATACGATTTCATTAGATTCACTGTTTACATTCTCGTCATGTATATGACTTTCTTCAATTGGTACACTTTCTAATTGATCAGGTGCATTGGTTGTTGTATCATTTACTAAACTATTATGAAAATCATCGCGCAGATCAAAGAAATCTTCATTAACTGCGTCTTGAGTTGTAATAAAGCTATTCAGTTTTTGACTTATCTCAATCATGTATGATTGCAATTTCATCATCATTTCCTTTGTTTGTTTTACATCTTCTGATAAAGAATTATATTGTGATTGTAATTTTTGATTCAAATCATTAGAAACAGTTTTTTTATCTAAACCGTCTAATCTAGTGATAATGTTTTGTAGAATTGTATCATCAAATGTTGTATTGTTGTCACCCCTGTTTAGTTTTTCGCTATTAATATTATTATTTGCATCAATGATTCCTTCAGATTGAAGTTTATTAATAATCAACTCGACTCTACCCAAACGAAGTGTTACCAATGCAAAAGCATCAGAAACAGATAATTTACTTACTGAATTTCCATTGTTATTTATATTAGAAGCTGGGGTATTCTCTTGATATATGTTACTCTTGGTTGTTCTATAATTTGGTCTTGACTGTTGATTGTTGTTAAAATTATCTTTGTTTCCTGGAGTTGATGCATAATTGTTATTTTTAATTGGTGGTGCAGATTCAACACCGCGTCTTTGTCTTGCAGCTGCAATAGATCTTGAACTACTCATTAAAATGTCTTAACATATTGTTTATGAATACTATACGCAATACAGTAGTATAATTTCTGTTTTATAAAACATATAACAAATTCAGATTTTGCTAAATTATTTCTAGTTTATATTCATTAAATGTCATTTGTAAATAAATTGTAATAAAAATACAATAAATGACAATTTACATAATTTAATTTCTTTTTATAAATCATATGGAAAGTTTGGACGAAAAATCAAATTCATCAAATGGATTTTTTAAATATGTTTTTAATTTTGATGGAGATTCAAAAGGAGAAATGATAAATCTTGTTCAATATTCAGTATTAGCAATTATTCCAGTTGTTATTCTAAATAAATTAATTCAACGATTTGTTCCAGAAGTGGATGAAAATAAAGGGAGTATCGAAATTTTAGTAGAAGTAATCATTCAAGTCATTGTCATGTTTGTTGGTTTATTGTTTATTAATAGAATAATCACTTATATTCCTACATTTAGTAAAATGGCTTATCCAGAAATACAAATTATATTCTTTGTATTACCAGTTTTAATGATTATTTTGAGTTTACAAACACGTATCGGAGAGAAAGTAAGTATATTGACTGATCGTGTTAAGGAATTATGGGATGGTAAAATGTCAACAACAGCATCATCAGGCAATTCAAAAAATCAACAAGGTCAAACAAATTCTCAAAATAACAAAAATATTCGTGTTAGTCAACCTATTTCAAACAATGGTATGAGTGGTATGAGTGGTATGAATACTATGAATAACAATGCACAAATGATGTCATTACAAAGTTCTCAAATGTATAATGATGGAACTGCTATAAATCAATTACCTACATATTCACAACAATCATCATCTGGTTCAGGATCATCATCAAGTTCTGGTTCAGGAAATGTACAACAATTACCAGATTATAACGCAATGTATCAACTAGATTCAACACCTATGATTGGGGCATCATCTCCTGGTGGTGGTGTTGTTCCTGCAAGTGAATTATTAGGTGGTTTTTTCAGTGGATCATCGTTTTAGATAGTGTTCTAAAAACAATATTAAATAAATAACATTATATACTATATGCATTATATATAGTATACAATAATATCGCAACAAATACCAATACATAAACCATGGATGTTAATAAATTAATTGACGCATTGGACAATGAAAACAATGAAAAAATCCTGAATTTAACAACCAAAAAAATCAAGGAAATGAATATGAAAATATTGATGGAATTGTCTCTTCCGAGAGAAAAGTTGTTGGATATATCCAAAAAATTAAATGGTTATCGTTATGTAGATGAAATTGATGAATTAAAATGTGGGACTTATTTAAAATGGATATTATTAACAGATCCAGACCCCGATAATTTAGAGTTAAATAAAGGTGCACTCTTTTGTGAAATAAAATGCAAAGACGACGGTGTTTTTATTGTATGCAAAAATATTGGGTTTTTATCGAGACACTTTCAAATTAAAATGGACGAGTGTTTATTATTTCAAAGATTGACTACACAAGAATTGGTATTATTGAGCGCATTGGATCATTTATCTACGTAATTTTCTTGTTCCTCGGTTTGGGTTTTTATAACAACTTGTAAATAACCCAGGAATGAATTTTTTTGCACGTATTTTTTTCATTTCTTCTTTGCTTAAACACTGTCTGTTTTTGTAACTACATTTGCCATTTTTATATACACAAACGCTCTTATGACCTTTGTTTTTATGAATAAATACTTTGCGAACGGTTTTTTTACCATGTTTGTGCTTAATTTCTATATTGGAATATTTATGCATATATATATATATATATATACATATAAATATTTTTATTTTTTTGGTGTATTTGTATTTACGTTTGTTTTCGTGTTTATTGGTTTATTATTACTAATTAATCCTGTTGTTTGTGGTTTACCTGAAAATCTGTTAAATAATATCGTTAATTTATCATGCAATGATGTAGATAAATAGAATAAAATAACAGATATAATTGCTGGACTTCTAACAGTTAATCCTAATGGTGTATCTGATGTATAACCGTACAATCCATCAAATGGAGAATTAATTTTTTGTAATAATGCATATAAAAATATTGCAATAAACCCTTGTACAGCTAGTTGTAATAAAATTTGTATTGCTAAAACAATACTATTTCTTTTTATAGCAATTTGCAAATTAAATGTAGGTATAATATATCCGTCAATAAGAACACTACAAAAAAACGCGCATGTAGAATAAATAGTGATTACATACATGTAATCTAAAAATGCAACAGGATAATGCATAGGGGCCTCAGTCAATATAGTTATTTTTTGTTTCATTTTATTAGTTGTTTTATAATATATAGTATATATAGTATAAACATATTATTTTTACATAAAAATCTAACATGTCGTATTTACCCATTTTTTTGTGACGGCTAATTCTACACTATCTAATGCTCCCTCAACCCAACCTTGATCTAGTGCTACAACTTCTCCTACAACAACAACACCATTTATAGGATGTTGTGCTTTTTCAATAAAATCAACTCTGTTTTTATATCCCTCAGACAACGGTTCATAATAGTGTGTACCAATAGGCCAATAAAAATCAATTATTGAATCTATATGTAAACTGTCAAACTGCAATCCGAGAGATTTTTCTAATAATCTTGCAAATAGACTTCGGTTTGTCGCAGTATTTTTAAGGTGATTTTTTAAATAAACCGAACCCGCATTGTCATTATAAGCAATCATGTAAACACCTTTTTTAACATTCATTGGAATTATTTTGTATAAAGGTCCTGAAACAATAGTAAAAGATTTTACCGTGTTTCTCATGAGTATCGCGGATTTACCTGAAAATTTACCATACAAACGTATAAATGGTTGCCCGTGAATTTGTTTATATATGGGGAATTTATCTATTGGGAATAATTTGTGAATACTAGCAATGGTTGTAGCAACCACTATTTTTTTACATGTATACTTTTTTCCATTTTCACATGAAACGACAAACCCACATGTTTCTTTACATTCATCTAATTTGTTTATTTTCATAACATTTGAAGAGGATTTTATATCCACGTTGTATTCAAGTAATAAATCTATCAAGCCATCTACCATTTTTTTCCACGGTACAGAAAATGTTTGTAGTTTGGTTGAATTGTCGTCCATGCCATAATAGTATAAAACGTCATGTATATCCGCATTTTCATAATCAGTGTAACCAGTAGAAATAACAAAATTATTATATGTGGTGTCGCCTAATATATTTATAGCAAAATCTCGAAATGTCTTTCCTGTATAAACCCCCGGATTTTTGTTGTATATTTTTTTTAAGTAGGAAATAGTCTTATTTACATCTACCACATTAACATCTGATGTATATTCTTTGTTTACATTGTGATTATCATGCGGTAATTTAAAATCGTCTAATAATCGCATAAGTAGAACATCTTTTTTCTGCCTACCAACACCTGCACCTGTTACTATACTTGCTCCATAAAAATCGACATTGCTTGTGCGACCACCTAACCACGATTTCTTATTTCTCTCCAAAATAAGGATAGATGATTCTGGTGACATTTGCAAAATTTTATATGCACTATATAACCCGGCTATTCCACTGCCTACAATAATAAAATCATAAAGAGAATTCATTCGATTATTTTGTGTTGTAGTGTCTTTTATTGTCTTTTATTATATATCTCGTCAATCTCGTCAATCTCGTCAATCTCGTCGATATAATATAATATATATATATAGTATTTGTTAATATATTATATTACCATTATACATTTATTTTTTGTAGAATGATATATTTTTTTTAGTTTTTGTAAATTTAACTCGTGGCTTATTATTTTTTTTACATGTGAATTTGCCTCGTTTCATATTACGTTTATTGAAGATTGTTTTTGTACATATTCCAATAGATTTAGGCTCATTTTCAATAGAAGTGCCTACTTTTTTTATACAACCACATAATTTATTCGCTAAAATTGTTTCTGCTTTTAGTTTTAGATTTTTATTATTAGCCGGAATTGAAACATTGTAGTATTCCAAAATTTTAATGTAGTCTTTTTTGTTTATGTTATATGACATTTTTTATGTATTATCGAATGGTGAAGATAGAATATTTTGTATATAAATATGTATATGTGTATAGTTAATTATATATAACTTAATATATATATATCAATTTATATATATTAAATATTATAAATTTTGTGATTCTAATTATATTGGAATAATATATGTCATTATCTTTATCAAAACCAGATAAAATAGTAGTATTTGATGTAGATGAAACATTAGGTTATTTTACACAACTAGGCATATTTTGGGACGCATTAAATGTTTATTATAAAAATTTTGATAATGGAAATGATAATAATCAACAAGAGTTATTTAATACATTAATAGAAATTTATCCTGAATTTTTACGTGTTAATATATTAGCAATATTAAATTATTTGAAACGTAAAAAAGAAAAAGGCAAATGCAAACATATAATGATATATACAAACAATCATGCATCAAAAGAATGGATTAATTTAATTACAAATTATTTTCATGAAAAAATAAACTACAAAATATTTGATCGAGTTATTCGCGCATTTAAAGTAAATGGTAAAATAATAGAAATGTGTAGATCCACACATGAGAAAACCACCGATGATTTATTTAATTGTACAAAGATTCCACTTAATTCCCAAATTTGTTTTTTAGACGATGTGTATTACTCTAATATGGTAGACGATAATGTATATTATATAAAACTTAAACCATATACATACAATTTGCCGTTTCAATTAATGATTCAGAGATTTATTGCGTGTAAATATGGTAAAAAAATCGCGGACGAAAACAAATTAATTAATTTTATGAATACATTCATAGATAGGTATAAATTTGTTTATGTTAAAAAAAATGAGAAAGATTATGATTTAGATAAAATTGTTAGTAAAAAAATAATGATTCATTTGCAAACTTTTTTTGATAAAAAATGGTATAATAACGATTCCACTGATTCATTTGATTCTCTTATTAACATGGATAATATTACGATTAAAACAAAAAATAGAAATAACAAAAATCGCACAAAAAAATACTATTCACAACAACAACATAATAAAACAAATAAACATTTTTAGCATATTAGTTGTTGCTATATGATGCAGTATTCTTTTTACTAGGGTTAAAAATAGTTATAATATTTCTCTTAATTTTTTCCACATGAGTTTCGGTTTTTGATATTAAATAGTTTAATATATTTTCAAATATAGTTGTAGATAATAAGAAAAATCCTGCACTAAAAGCAATTCTTTTATCTAGATTACTACACGTTGCTGTTCTCCATGGATTAAATCGATAAATCAAAAAGAAACATACATATAATTTCACTATATTGTGTAGTAAGTTGATATATTGTGGTGAAATGAAATATGCGCCTAATGCTAGTGAAATATATAAAAAGTATGTAACAAATAATATTATATCTAGAGTTTTGTCTTGAATTTTATCAAAATCATAATGTTGTATTTTTTTCATTGTAATTGATAAATAAAAATAACTATTATATATTGTAGTTATTTTTATTTTTAGGTTTAGGTTTTAGGTTTTAGGTTTTGGGTTTTAGGTTTTAGGTTTTAATCTTCTGTTTCAGTTTCATCCTCTGTTGTTTTTACATTTTCCTGCAATTTTGAATATATGTCTAATGTACGCGCACTAGCATCTGTCGCATTTACATATCTAGGCATCCAATAATAGGGTATAATATTATCAACACCTTTGTAGTAAGAATTAAATATAAATTTATAATATTTTTTTTCAATTTCTGTTTTTGGTATAATATTACTAATGTCAATTCTTTTTTCAGAATCTATATTGTTTAAAATATAATCTTGTATAATTTCGTATAATGAACGTGTAGCTTTAGTTACACCATCACTAAATGCTTCTTTTGTTCTCCAAATAATTTCGTCTGGAAGTATAGGATTTCCTTCCCTGTTTTTAAAATAGTCTTTGGAGAATGCGGATCTTAATAAATGTTTTTCGCATAGTTTGTTTTTGGGATGAAAACGAACACTTGGATGTATCGATAAATAATATTGAACCCATGACCTATCTAAAAACGGTGTTCTGGGTTCTAAACCATGACTAGAAATACATTTATCAGATCGTAATACATCAAAGGCATGAATGTTTTTTAATAGTCGTCTAGTTTCTTTATCGAATTCAATTTCATTAGGACATTCATGCATATATAAATATCCACCGCATAATTCATCTGAACCATCACCATTGAATATTACCTTAGCACTACTATTTTCAGATATATATTTTCCCAATAAATAATTTCCAATACTTGCTCTTACAGTTGTAGTATCATAACTTTCTATAGCATATATAACTTCATTAATTGCACTAATAAAATCCTCTTCTTTTAAAACTATTTCAGTATGTTTTGTTCCCAAATAATCTGCTACTATTTTAGCATGTTTTAAATCTTCTGAACCTTCCAACCCAATACTATATGTCTCTAGAGGTTCAATTGAAATATCTCTATGAAATTCATTTACCAAAGCAGTAACTAAACTACTATCTAAACCTCCTGATAACAAACATGCAATAGGACGTTCAGTAATAAAACAACGTTTTTTAATGGCGTTAATGAAATAATATTGAATGTTTCTATAAATAGACTTCATATCATTTTTGTTTGTAGCATCATCAATATTGTACATAATACTATTAAAACCATATGTATGGTATCTTTCTTTTTTATTAAAAATCCATTCAGATGACACAACGTGTGGTAATATATACAAAGAATATGTGCCGGGTTCAAAATGCTCAATAGTATAGTTGTCACTTTTGAAAGCGTTTAACATTTTTATTTCTGATGCAAAACCGAATATATTATTTTTATAACTAGTTATGTCATTTGTAGATTCTGTGTTATTGGATGATTTATCAACCAAAAAATCTTGGGGTGAATCATTTTTTTCAGAATAAAGAAAATATAAAGGTCTTATACCATAAGGATCACGTGCGATATATGTTTTAGCATAATTATTATTAACGTCATAATCACATAATATAAATGCAAATACGCCGTCTAACATTTGCAGGGTTTGATCTATACCATATTTCATATATAAATGTATAATTACTTCACAATCAGAATCTGTAGTAGGAGTAACATCCAATAATTCATATAATTCTTTATAATTATATATTTCACCGTTGCAAATGAGAGTGATATCGTCAAATATCATAGGTTGATTTGATTTAGAATTTAATCCATTAATTGCTAATCTGTGAAAACCCATAATTTGTTTTAAACCTATACGCTCTAATTTAGAAAACTCTGGCCCACGACCTCTTCCTTTATTAAAATTATCAATAATATATTGATTACCGTATTGTGAATCATTGTTTAGTAATGTAAAAATACCACACATGTTTTGTTTCTCAGGTTTGTTTTAATATATTATTTATGAGATTGATAAGATTGATGAATTATTACAATCGATTGTTATCTATACAACAATATATATCTTTATATTTGTTATTTATATTTGTTATATTTGTATTATCATATTTGTTTTTTATCTTCATTTATAGTAATACTATATAAAACAAATATATATAATAATATTAAAATGAATACCAATACCAATTATGAATGTTCATCTGAAATACAATCCAATATGAATAAAAAAATATATGATAGAAATGTCCCTTCTTATCTACTTCAACCTTATATAAATGTACGACCTGTAGCAACAAAGTATTCATTTTTTCCTATTGTAGATCCTAGAGCACCTATTAATGTGCCTATGGAACAATTTCCTACTTATAGCACGAGCAAAGTATTTTATCCAGGCAATAATATGGCACCTTTTTCTGGATATATGCAAAATGTAAATACAGAAAGTGATTTGAGAAACCAAATATATGCTTTGCAAAAATGCCCACAATCTGAGTACGTTCCTTCTAGTAAAAGTGATCTTTATCAATATAATATGGTATTAAATTCAAATGTAACACAGTCCAATACAGTGAAACAGTCTTTTCCTTATTTATTTAATGAAGAAAAATTTGATAATTTCAACCCAAACAAGGATAATTTAGCAAATAATACATTTAACAATTGTACTCGAGTAGAGATTCGTTCTATGAATACACCATGTCCATAACAAACATCAATACGGTTTAATACGGTTTAATACGGTTTAATACGGTTCAATATGATAAATCATAATAAATAATATATTTTGTCTTATATATTATTTATCTATAACATATCACATATCACATATCACATATCACATATATGAATTTCGGAGATGAGTATTTAAACAACGTTACTTTAAAATATTTAACAAATGTTGATTATCAAAATGAATTTAACGAATCTATTCAGACAGATAACCAGACAAATAACGATACAGGTAAAATGAATAAATCAAAAAATACTGGATGTAAAATATACAAGCAAAAAGATAAGAAATTTTATAAAAAAAGAATATTGAATATTATAAAAATATTGTTGAATGATATCGAGGAGACAAACAGTGATAAAAACAGTTATCAACTCTTTCCTGATATAAAAAAATCATTTGATGTTTTTATAAAAACAAGCATCGATTATTTTAAATCAATGGACAAATGTGATATTATTCAAAGTGATTATAATAATTTAGATATAGGAATTGTTTCTAATAATTCAGAAACTAAAAACCATGATATCACAAACAACAACAATGAAATCAACAGTTTAATGATGCGTAAAATAATAAAAAAAAAGAATTCAATGGATTCATTTGTAAAACGTATACCAACACATCAAGTACCTACTATAATACCACAAAAGAAAAAAATAAATTTGCATGATCCTGAACTCAAAACAAAGGGATTAGAAGTATGTGTTGCAGAAAACGCTACAAAAAATGATAAAACAAAAAAAGCAACACCCGGAATTGATAAAAATATATGTGAAAATAAAAATAATAATATATATAAAAAAGAAACTATATCCAAATTAGACAATTCATTAAAACATGATAACCCGGAAGAAAAAATACCAAATAAAAAGAACCCGGAACAGAAAAAGTGTAAGAAAGACAAAAAGCAAAAAAACGCGCAAAACCTACAAGAGATATCATTCGAATGAAAATACTAATACTAAGAACGATAAATTTATAGGCGAAGAAATGAAAAAAGAACAATGTAGTCCTATATCCGCACAAAATGAAAAAATAGGAAAAAAAACTACGAAAAACAGTTGCCTATCTGATAGTGCATTGATTCGATTGAGAGATTTGTGGAATGCTCGACATCCAGATGTTAGAATAAAAACACATGACCCACATGAAATATGGAACAATTTGCATTATTATATGAAAAATACATGCAACAAAGAATCATGTTGGTTAAAACAGAATTTTGCGAATCACGATAAATATTTAAAAAAAGAGTTGAATGAATCTTTCGCACCAGAATATCCAATAGAATGGAAACACGAACCAAATAAGTGGCTCTCGAGTTTGGATATTTTGAATGTCATGAAACAATATGAAGAAGCATATAAATGTTTTAATTTTATTGGTCCTTCTCCAATTGATTATGATACACACATGTTATATGGTGAATGTGTATGGGATGAATTGTGTCATTTTAATTTACAAAATGAAATTAAATCCGGTAAAACAAAAATAGGTGTTATATTTAATTTGGATCCTCATTATAAAGGCGGTTCTCATTGGGTCTCTCTATTTATAAATATTAGAAAAGGAACCATCTTTTACTTTGACAGTGCTGGAGAGAAAATTCCACACCAAATAGAAAAATTTGTTGGTACAGTTAAAGAACAAGGACGAAGCTTGACTGGATCAAAACGTATCGAATTTGTATTTGATCAAAATTATCCAGTGGAACACCAATATGGTGACACAGAATGTGGAGTTTATAGTTTGTTTTTTATAGTACATATGTTAGAAGATAAGATAACAGCACATTATTTGAAAAATCATATACTTAAGGATGAGTATATGGAAAAATTCAGAAAGATTTATTTTAATAATACATAGTATACATAGTATACATAGTATACATAGTATACATAGTATAGAGTGTATATCGCAAACTAGAATAGATGATTGGTGTAAATGAGAAAAGGTGTAAATATAAATACAAAATCAAGAGGAATAAAACCAGAACTCGTAAAAATAAGAAATAAATTAACATGAAAAATAATATAGTAGTATTTCGAGTCTATTTGTATAAAATAAAAATGGCATCAAAAAATAGTTCACAATTTTTATCAAATGATAATTTATCTGTTTTATTTGAAGTAATTACTGATGAATATAGGAATTACATTTTAGATAAAAATGCATTTAATATTGCATTTAATGAAATGGTTCAAATGTTTTATTATAATCAAATTAAATCAGGTGTTCAAGCTATACATGATATTATAACTATGAATAAAAATTTTATTTCATTTATTTCGGTAAGACTAGAAAAAAAATTTAATATTCAAAAACAGGTAAAACCTAACATAAATCCAAATATGAAAATTAATACATATGCAAACAACAACAACAACAACAACAACAACAACAACAACAACAATAAAGCCATCAATCAGTCAATAACAAGTGAAGATATTAAAAATAAACGATTGGAAAATTTTGATAAGGAGTTGTCATTAAAACAAAACGAATTTAAAAATGCTTTTAATAGCAATATTCCTGAAACTCCTAATTTTACATCTCCAGTAGATGAACCAATAAGTGAAATTGATCTTTTAACCAAACAAAAATTGACAGAACGAGAGAATGATATTCAAAGCATTTATAACAATAACAATACTACAAATGGTGGCGTAAATACTGGTATAAATAAAGAAAAAAAAGAATTGGATTTTGAAATTAAAGAATCAAATGAGTGGTTACAATATTTTAGTCAACCAGTTGAAAAAAAAGAAACGAATATTAGTAACATTATGAAATCGATAAAAATAAAAGAGGAAATACCAAAAGAAAATTTTGTTAAAGAAGAATTAGTATTAAACCATAATAACAGATACAATAATGATTCTTCCAATACAATTCCCAAAAAAAATATTTCTTGGTCTGATGAAAAAGGAATAAGAGATGATACTAATTATATTAAAATAAAAATATTGGACGATCAGGCTGAAAATAAACTATTTTCGAAATTAAAAAAAATAGAAGGTGGTGATCAAAGTGAAATAGATGTCCTAACACCCACGAAACTTATTTCTTCTGGTTTAGATTCACACGAAACAATAACCCGTTTGGAAAGTAAAATGGATAAATTGTCTAGTGAAATAAATAAATGTTATGATGTAATAACTCTGTTGTTTAATACCATCATGTCATCTAATAATGTATCTTTATCTAGTAAGTTAAACGCACCACCAACTAACATAACAACTAACATTGATAATGAAAGTAATACAAGTGGTTAAGAATAAAAATAAAAAATAATAAAAATGAATTTAGATTATAAACATAATTATATAATAAGTAGTATATATAATTATGAATGTTTTGATATATGTGATATATTCGTTTTATATTATGCAGTTGTTTATGAATTACACATATGGATTTGTAAATAAAGGTATATTATCATGTAATAAAAGATATGTCAAGAGTTCATCAACCGATTTTAATTATGAATATCAATATGATTGGATTTCAGGTGAGGTACCATGGGAATTTATAGAAACCGAAAAAACAGACGATCATTCAATTATTTATGATAAAGAAATAGTCCACTCACAATATTCACCTATAAAAATGGATACAACGATCATAGATGCTGAAATATTTAATTCGGAATCAGAATTAGACAACAACATCATCATATCAAAAGCTATTATATCTGGTGTTATGAAAGGTATTTATATTCAAATAATTTCAATTGATAATATGATCACATATGCAGAATGTTATACAAATAAAATAATAGATATGGATATTTTATTGAGTTTGGGGTACATTATATTTTATGAAACAAATAAACACAATGAAAAAAACAACTTAATTGAATTGAAAAAATACAGCAATATTCAACTTTTTGAAAAATATATTAAATTGCGACGCGCTTCTATGTTGGTTATCATCATAATATATGTGCTTTTATTTAGAGGAGTTTCAATTGCAGAATAAATATTCGAGTATAAGCACTATCACAAATAACCAGACCAGCTATAAATCGTATAAAGTTTCCATTGTTAAGCATATACTGTAATCCATATTGTTTAAATTAATAATGCGTCCATATTCATCCAATAATTGAATTTGTAATTTTTGAATATTGACTGGTCCAAAATATTGACGTGGATATGTAATCAAAGCCAAATTGTTTTGAGATACAATATTAAATCCATTAGCAGGTATTGATATTCGTGCTAATATATTTTTATTCAATATAGAATCAGTAAAAGAAGCGTAAAACCCATCATTAACATTGTTATTATAATCATTTACTACCAAATAAAGATAACGGTGGGTTAACATATCTACAATTCCTTCTGAAATATATGTTGAATTGTTTACATATACACCATTTCGAAATCCCATCATCCAACCTATTTTTAATGGTAAAGGTATACTTTTATTTTCAAATCCATTTGGGTCTTTTACGAAATCTATAGAAAAATCAAATATTGTTCCAGTGTAACTACTGTTGATACCTATTACCATTTTACCTGTGCCCGATGCAGTATTCGATATATCAATAGAAAAAATAATAAATTTAAATTTATTTGGTGCAACTGATAATATATTATTAATATAATTTATAAAATCACCAGGCCCGTAATTACCGTCAGGTATGGTGACAACAAAGGATTCTGAATCTATTATTAATGTAAAATAATTATTATTAAAATTACTGTTCACATTATAAAATGCACAAGGGAAATCCATGGATACCAATTGCATAGATACTACATTTTTAATAATTAATGGTAAGTCGTAATGATAATTTGTTGATAAATTTGTAGAACTATAATAATTATCACGAAACCTGGAATCAATATTGAGTGTTTGTCGAATGATTCGTTTGGACAAAGGGTTTATTTCACCTGGAAAATAGTCGCTGGGTTTTGAATATATATACTCAACTGGTTGTTTTTTTTGGATATAATTATCATTTACCTTTATTAATGGGTTCATTGTTTCGTATGTTAATTCATATTTTTCAGAGAGGGATGATTCGTGTAACTTTTTAAGTTCATACATTATTTTATTTTTTGCATTTAAAATAAATTGAATGATTTTCTCTCGAATGGATTCAGTTACGGATTTTGAACTTAATAGTTTTTTTTTTAATTTTAATTCTTTACTATTTACATCGTTTTCGTTGTATGTTTGATCCAATCCAAATAATTTTTCTAATTCATTAATATTATAATTTTCAATATCTAAATCTAAATTCATAATTCAATTTTATATAAATATATGATATATTTTTAATTGTATTATATTATATTAATAATTAATAAACTTACTATTTTTGACAATGGGTTCGTATATAATTCCAATGTTTCCCAATAATTCCAATGTTGTATTTAATAATTATGGAAATATGAAACAAATTGAATCCCGAATTTTAGAAACGGAAAGGAGAATATTACAAATGAAAGTAAAAATAGAACATGTAATTTATAAATTTATTGCAGGTAATAATAACAATAATGTAGAACAAAAATACTGTGAATTAATTAATAACGTCGATGTGCAGAAAATTGTCGGGTGGTATTATCAGTTTTCTTTAGGAAAGATTGATAACATAATACACGAATTGAATGTAGTTGAGTATAACCGGCTAGCTAAAGTATTACATGAGTTGAGAGAACATAAAAGAATAAATGATTATCGATGCAATAATAATGATAAAAATATATCATGTTATGAAAAATTTAGAGTAAATATTGTGCGTTCATTAGAAGCTCTTGTGAAGGCCATTGATATATATAAGAGATTGAAGGGGTTGGAATTAGATGTAATACATGATTTAATATACAAAGAGATATATTTTGATATATCGAAATTGCTCAATAGATTAAATGAATTAAGAAAGACAGCGAAAGGTTTTTTTAATAATATTACATTAGAATTGCCGTTATTAGAAATTAAACCAGAATATGATATATATATTAAAAAGTATGGTTATCCATGTGGTGGTGTTTTTGAAGCTGACAAATTGGCAGAAATTTTACTGTATTTAAATAATAACGATTATCATATTGATATTGTTGTAGATGTAGACCCTGAATTTTATAATGGAAGTGTTAATGAAAATCTAAATCTTATTAAAGAGGTAAATCTTATTAAAGACGTAGATGTTATTGAAGACCTGGACGTAGACGTAGATGTAGATGTAGATGTAGACCTAGATGTTAATGTTGTTGAAAATAATAATGTTACTATTGTGGTTAATAATAATACATGCACAGATATAGAAGGACCATTCGAACAACCTAGACCACATAGACCACATAGACCATCAGGTACATGTGGAGGATCACAAGGAAACCCAGGTACAGGTGGAGGATCACAAGGACAACCTGGACCAGCAGGACAACCAGGACAACCTGGACCAGCAGGACCACAAGGACAACCTGGACCAGCTGGATCACAAGGACAACCAGGTCCAGCGGGACCACAAGGACAACCTGGGCAACCTGGACCAGCTGGACCACAAGGTCCACAAGGACCGCCAGGTAATAACAATTCTGCATCTACAAATTATTATGTTATAGACGACAACGTTATTGAAACTAAAAATAGTGGTAGTAGGTTGTTTGTTTTTCAAGAAACTTTATTTACGAACGATAATTCCAATTATATCGTATACAATTGCAGTTCAACAGCGCAAATACAAATTAGTTTTTCAGAAAGTTCAGGACTTCTTCGAAAGATATTTAATAATTTATATATTTCACCACGTCAACCTGGTTCGACAATATTAAATTTACCAACAAATTCAATGGTATCATTTTATAAAATTACGGATACTCTCGGTAATATTTCAATATATGCGACAATTTCGTAATTGTAATAGTGTAGGCGATAGAATATTTTTTTAATAATATAAAAAAATATTCGGACATTTAAAAAATTTGAAAAATTTTATTTCGTTTAAAATAGTATAATGGCACCTACTCCTTTACCTACCCCCGACCCCACAGCTCCTCTTTTGGATCCTGCCCTTTCCAGTAAAACTATACAAGTGGAAATTCCAAAGCTTTATTTAGCAAAAAATATCGTTGTTAGTGATAACACAGATGGTTTTCAAACAACTCTCCCAGTTACAACAACCGATTTGATGTATGCTAGTGGTTATCGTGTTGCAGCAGGATCAACATATGATTATTTCAAGTCAGACAATTTCAAAATTGATAATTTAGGCGCTGTTAACGCCAAAGGTACAATTACATCTACTGCCACTGGTGCAAATTCTTTAGCAGGTTCACTTAATGTTGCTTCCGCAGTAACAGCTGGTTCTCTTTCTACTGTTGGTGCATTAACTGTTGGTTCAGCTAGTGTTACTGGCCTATTATCATCCGGCTCTATTAATTCAGGTGCTATTACATCGACTGCAACAATGACAGCTAACAATTTAAAAATAACTAGCACAAATTTAGTTATTGATAGTACAAGTGCAACAAATAGTATTACCCTTAATGGTGAATTAAAAGTAAATGCAGCAGCAACAGGAGCCACTGTATTTAAACTTGATAGTACAACTGGTGAAATTAAAACTTATGGTAATATTTCAACAACTGGTACTGGAACTATTACAGCTGGTGGAAGTATTACATCTGGTGGTGCTGTTAGTGGTGCAGCACTTAACGTTGGTACTCTTTTTAAAGTAGATGGTTTTGGTGCTATGACTGTAAAAGATGCTGCTACTACACAAGCAATTTACAGTTTTGACAAGGATGGTAATTTTTTTACTGCTGGTTCTTTGACCGCTTCAGGAACCGCAACTTTAGCTACAGGTAAATTTATTGTTGACGGCGCTTCCGGTAATTTGTCCACACAAGGAACAATTTCATCTGGTAATGTAGCCGTTACAGGAAGTTTAAAAACATCAGGAGTTGTAAATATTGGAGGAACTGATGCATCACCTTCTATTCAATTATCCAACAATGGAACATCTTATTTCACAAAATCCGTTCAAATTGGTGATGCTAGTAATCAAAAATCCATTTTAAATGCTGATGGTACCGCTAGTTTTGCAACTGGCAATTTTACTGTAGCTTCAACTGGTGCTGTTGTTGCTAAAGGAAGCGCATCTTTTGGAGACAATGCAGTCGCATTAGGATATGCTACAGGTGCTATGCCTGCCAATGCTAAAGTTTCAGTAGATTCATCCGGTAACGTTTCTGCTGCTGGTACATTAGCTGTTGTTGGTAATTCAACATTGACAGGTTCATTAAGTGTTGCTAGTAACAAATTAACTGTAAATGCAAGTGGCGACCTTGCTACTACTGGTGTTTTATCTGTTTCCGGTGGTAAATTAACAGCCGATACAAATGGTAATGTTGTTGCTGCTGGTACTTTACAAGCTGCAACTAATAAATTTACTGTTAATGCTTCTGGCGACGTTTCTACAACCGGAAAACTAGCTGTTACAGGAGATTCCGCATTAGGTGGTAAATTAGATGTTAGTGGTAATTCAACATTTGCAGGCACATTAGCTGCTACAGGAGCTGTTACCGCTGGTTCTACATTAAGAGTAACAAGTGATGCAACCCTATTAAGTAAATTAGCAGTTGCAGGTGACCTAGCTGTAAACACCGATAAATTTAAAGTTACTGCAGCAAGCGGTGACGTTTCTACAACTGGAAATTTAACTGTTGCTGGTAACGCAAATTTCTCTGGAAATCAAATCCAACTAAATACTAATGGTTCATTATTTGCTAAGAATTACTTAAAAACCGATTTCGCTGTCGCTGACTATGTTAAATCCACAGCATCAGATGATGTGACAACAACAATTGTTCCAGCTCTAGGTTCATCCAACGACCAAAATTTATTTAATTCATCTACAAACAAATATTTAACTACACAAGAATATGTCGATAGAGCAGTATTCAAACAAGCAGCACGTTTAAATTTGATCACAAAAGATGTAGACACAAATCTAGCAACTTTCAACAACTTTTCGAAAGTGTTAGCTGCAATTGAAGGTTCTAGTGCTGCTACTATAGTGAGTGGTTTAGTAGATAGTGTAGATGACATTAAAGTATCTGTATCAGACCTTATGGGTGGTGGTTATAACTCAATGGTAATAAGTTGTGTTCCTAGTGTATGGGGTGATGCTGCTGCACCTGAACCAATCCCTACACCAATCAGTGATCTTTACAAAGAAGATGGTTGGTTTTACAGTAATTTATCAATAGATAGCAGTAGTAATAATAGTAAAATAAATTGGTATTTACCAGCATATAGTGGCATGAAAATGAAAGATATTACTAATTTGTTCATGAATAACTTTTTACTTTCTACAATTAAATTACCTAAAATTACAATTTATACTGTTCCAAAAAACAATAGTACTGATGCAATATCTGGTGTTTATAATGCTAAAATTCAATATAATTTTGATGCAGCATTACCATCATCATCAATAGCACAAAGATCAGCTCTATATATTATTGATGCTCCTAAGAATGTTTACAGTGATAAATTAAGTGATATAAAATCTGCATATTCAATAACTAAACAAGGAGCGTCAGCACCAGTAACAACTTATATTACACAATCTACATTATTTTCAAATAGTTTTGATACTAGTAAAGTTGGAAGTGAAGATGGAATCTTGACTTTTGCTATAGAAACAACTGAAAGTAATGTTAAAGATTATATGTTTATTTTACAAAATTTCAATATTTCCACAAAAACTGGTACTACACAAATGTTATTTCAAAATGTATCAGTTGTTAATGATTATTTATTCAAATATTTCTTTAGACAACATCCTGATTTTTCGGATGCTTCGAATAATACTAATGTAGTGGATAAAAACACTTATGCCGGTTATGTATCAAATATTTTAGCTAAATCTCTTGTAACTATTCCATCTAGTAGTATTGTAACCCCTGAAAGTCATATTACAGATATTACAACATTAACTCTTGGCGGTAAATCAGTTACTTCCGTCAATCAAAGTGAACCATTAATATTTGAATCAAATACAACAACTGTTCCAATGATTGTCAAATTATTAAATGATAATAATAAACTTACAATTAAACAGGGTTTAGCTGATATTGTTAAGGGTGTTGCAGGTGATTACAATGGAACAGTAACGTTGGTTCCAGGTGATAATCTTTTTGTTGTCACTGTAGAAGATACACTAGATGTGGTTCATAAGACAACATTTTCATTTACTGCACATGTTAAAAGTAGTGATACTAGATTAAGTTCACTTACTGTGGACAGTGAAGCAATTAATCTTTCTAATGGAAATATTCCTAATGGTACAATCAAAAATGTAGTTGCGAAAAGTTCTGTTATTGTCAATGCAAGTGCAAACTCATCATTTGCAACGTCGGTCGTTGTTTCCGGGGCTACTGGACTGAAAACTGGCGAAAATACTGTAACAGTTAAAGTGACTGCAGAAGATACATCTTTTAAGAACCATACTTTTGTTGTAAACGTTTTGTCTAATGATACAAGTTTAAGCACTTTTACTGTAAATGGCACAACTGTTTCAGACAATGCAGTAGTTGAATTAGATCCACTTACTGAATCTGTTACCGCTATCGCAATACCTACCCATGCAGCATTTGGAGTAACTGCTGTGATTTCAGGTGATACTAATTTAAAATTAGGAGACAATGAGTTGTCTGTTCTAGTTACTCCACAAACAGGAGCCTCTAAAACTTATAAAGTTAAACTAAGGGTACTTGATAATAATAATAATTTAGGTTCATTAGTTATTAATACAATACCCCAAAACCTCAGTGATGTCAAATTTACTTTTGCTTCCACCACAACCAGTATTAACGTTCTGGCTACAGCAGTATCAAGTAAGGCTACTGTAAGTATTACTGGATTACCAGCTGGATCAGACCCTGTAGTACCAGGGACAACATATAAATTAAATATAACAGTTACTCCAGAAAGAGGACAATCGAAAACTTATGAGTATGACGTCCGTATTCAGTCAAACGATAATAGTATTGACAGTGTACATATTAATAGTCTACCAGTAGTTTTCACAATAGTTAATAGTTCTAATATTGCAATGATTACTTCAGTAGATAATATAGCACCAAGTACTTTATCACTACAGGTAAATGAAGTTAGTCCTGCAATATTAGAGTATAAAATTGGAAATGATGATCCAACCCCAAAAAGTATCACATCTGGAGAACCAAAATCCATTCAAATACAACAAAACGGCGACACAGCCATATTAGTTACTATTAAACCTGAAGATAGTGCTGTTGAATCTAAAACATATACTATTCATGTCAGATCACGCTCAAATAATACTAGTTTGGCTACAGTGAATGGAATTACAGTAACCCCACTAGGCAACTCTACAGTTACCGCAAATAATAATCAGACTATTACACTACCTACTGGTGTAAATGATGTTACTGTAGCAGCTACTGCTGGCTATGTAGGAGCTAAGGTAGATGTCGATGGAGAAGTCGGAATTAATTCTTCTAGTAAGAGTATCAACGTGCCAGCTGGAACAATCAAAATTGTCAATATCGAGGTAACTGCTACAGATGGAGTGACAAAAACATCATATACACTAACATTTACTGCACCAGTAGCAACACCAGCACTATCATCTATTACAAGTATACTTTTTGAAGGTACTCCTGCAACAACAAATAATAATGTAGACTATTATTATACTTATTCAAGCAGTGCTGATCTACGAATTCAAATTAATACTACAAACACAACTAATTTTTCTCTAACAAATAACAATTCAAATGTATATTTGGGTCCTGTTGAGAACCCAACTAGCAACAATTATAGTTTTTCCACACTGAATGCTCCATCAAATAATGTGATGTATACTATACAATTATCTAATAATGGTGTTAATAAAAATTACTATCTACATACAACTCGTTATGATGCAGCACCTCCAGCTATTACATCTTTAATGATAGAATCTAACTATATATCATCATCTAATGGTGTTGACTATTATTATACTTCTCAACATGCATATGGTAAATCCCTCAGTATTATTGCATTTAACACAACAAACGTTTCTATAACACCATCATTAGCAGGAATCGGAATATACCCTATCTCTGGTGGTTTTGTACAAGGTACAAATGGTGAATATTCATATGATATAGTTGATGTTGATTATCCAAAACCGCAATCAGTTCTTACTATAACATTATCTGGAAATAACATTAATAAAATATACTATTTACATATAACACCTTATACTGACCCTGCTCTACTTCCTCCTTAATCAAAACTGCAAATATATTCTTTCGGACGCCCATGTATAAGCCTATAACAATAGCCATATCATAACCCTTATATATTTAACACATACATTCCCATCGCAGCAATGTTTTGTGTAAGACGTTTTAGATTTTCGTCTTCTTCACACATCCTAACTAAATACAAAAATATTTAATATTTTCAAATTATACATTAAAAATATTAAACCATCACCACCCCCAAAACTCTAAGAAATAGTTACATATAAAATTGATTCCCCTTCTTTATTTATAAAAGGCGTAAATGTTGCAAGTCAACTACACGGTAAATAAATTACGAACACACAATTTCATGCATATACACTAATTATAAAACATTCACTCAATCCAGGCCAAGCCAAACATATTAAATTTTAGGGATATAACGCGATATTTGGCAAAAACAAGAATAAAAACTCCAGAAAATTAAAATAAAATTGATTTGTTATCAGAGGATTATCCAAAATTAACTCGGATAACAAATATAAGTACAAATAAAATTAATAATAATACATTAATAAACAATCTAAATATATCTTATAATAATAAGGAAGACATAAAGTATATAGTAATTGTTTAATTTCTAATACTTGAAAAACATCATGTCGAATAAAGCTTTAACTACCACCACAAATGTTAATAATAAACAGGTTGCACTAAAAAATTATTCTAAAATTATTGGTGTTCAGTTTAGTATGTTATCACCAGATGAAATTAGAAAAGGTTCCGTTGCTGAAATTACCAGCAGAGATACATATATAAACAACAAACCAGTTATTGGTGGTTTATTTGATCCTCGAATGGGTGTATTGGAACCTGGATTAATTTGTCCAACAGATGGTTTAGATTACATGCAGACACCTGGTTATTTTGGACATATTGAATTGGCTCGACCTGTCTTTTATATTCAATATTTGAGTACAATTCTGAAAGTACTTAGATGTGTTTGTTTTAAATGCAGTAAGCTTTTAGTAAGCAAACAAAAATACAAACAAGCCTTGAAATTAGTGGGTGAAGCAAGATGGAAGTATGTTTTCGCATTGGCCAGTAAAATTAGACGTTGCGGTGAAGATACGGAAGATGGTTGTGGATGTTTGCAACCAAACAAAATTCGTAAAGAAGGTTTGTCCAGTATTTTCGCCGAATGGAAAAATGATGGTAATGAAGAAACAGATGAAAATATTGTAATCAAACTAACTCCTGAAATTGTTTTGAAAATATTTAAAAGAATATCGGATGAAGATGTTTCATTTATGGGTTTCAGTCCTATTTGGTCGCGTCCAGATTGGATGGTTTGTCAAGTTATGGCAGTTCCACCTCCAGCTGTTCGTCCATCTGTTAAACATGACGCCCAACAAAGAAGTGAAGATGATCTTAGTCATATTTTAGTAAATATTATTAAAACAAACAAAACATTACAGGATAAGATTCAAAATAATGCGCCTTCAAATGTGATTGATGATTGGACAACTGTTTTGCAATATTATATTGCTACACAGGTTGATAATAAAATACCGGGTGTTGCTTCTGTTGCGCAACGTTCTGGTAGGCCTTTGAAATCAATCAAAGATCGTTTGAATGGAAAAGGTGGTCGTATGAGGGGCAATTTAATGGCGAAAAGAGTCGATTTTAGTGCTCGTTCCGTTATTACTGCGGATCCAAATATCTCGATTCGAGAATTGGGTATTCCAATGAAGATCGCCAAGAATATTACCAAACCAGTTGTTGTGAATAGCGCAAATAAAGCGTTTTTGACGAAATTGGTTCGAAATGGTCCAGAGGTGCATCCAGGTGCAAAAATTCTGGAGAAGAAGAACGGTGATTCAATTACGTTGCGATATATTGATAGAGCTTCTATTATTTTAGAAGATGGTGATGTCGTCCATCGTCATATGATGGATGGCGATCCAATCCTATTCAATAGACAGCCAACATTACACAGAATGAGTATGATGTGTCATATCGCGCGAATTATGAAACGCGGTGACACATTTAGAATGAACGTCGCAGACACCCGGCCTTACAATGCCGACTTCGATGGGGATAAACTTTAAATGTGCAGATTTATCTTGTCCCCAACAGGTGACCGCTTGTTAAGTTGTAGATAATACTTAATAAGGAAAACGTTGTAATATCTACTAATTCATATTAGAATTAATATAATCACCTAGTCATTTAAATATAAAAGAATATAAATGTTTCTTGCTTTAATATATAATGAATGATTTATTAGAAAAAGAAGATTCGCATAAAATTATTGGTGAAATATATAAAATAACAAATTTATTAACAAATAAAATGTATGTTGGACAAACTAGAAGTCATTATCTAAATAGAGGAAAATATAGACCATTTGGACATATTGGAAGATTTAATAGTCATATAAGCGAATCAAGAAATTTGACTAAATTTAACGCTTGTAGATATTTAAATAGTGCTTTTAATAAATATGGTATTGAAAATTTTAAATGTGAATTAATTATGAATTGTGAAATTGAACAATTGGATAATTATGAACGAAAATACATTTACGAATTAAATACAAAATTTCCAAATGGATATAATTTAACAAACGGTGGTCAAAACTGTGGTTTTGAAAAAGGGAAAAAAATTGTTTTGCAAGAAGTTTTTAAACCAAAAATAGATTTGACGCTAAATCCAAATCTAAAACGAAGTGAAAAAACAAAACAATTAATTTCTAAACGTTTGAAAGATTATAAAAGTAATCCACAATTTAGAATAAATGAAATGAAGCGAGTCCAAAAACAACATTTAGTTAATAGATTTGAAAAATATAAAGATATTAATATTGATGCAAATAACATTGATAAATATATTTCAACCATTAAAAATAACATATTGGGATATGAATATGTTGTAATAAAATTTAACAAAACGCGAACAACTTTTGTAGGAAAATATGAAACAATAGAAGAAATAAAAAATAGAGCAAGACAATTTATATTAGATATATTAGAATGGCAACGCATCCAAACTGCTGGAACGTCCTTAGAGCCTTCACTACCACTCACATATGGAAACATTCGTGAGGAACTCGTTTAATTGACGACTCCAAAGGTAAAAACGTGAATGGATTGGATAATCAGCAACCAAGCCCCTAACCTCGCTAATGGTAAGAGTATGGGGAAGGCTCAGAGACTAGATGTTTGCGGGTTTCAAATGATAACTTGACCGGTTTGATGAAGCTCAAGGTATAGTCCAATCCTTACGAGAAATCGTAAGGCATTTCCAAGTCAAGGAGATGAATCTTCACATGGCCCAGGATGTTGAATCCGAATCCGAATTAAGGAATTTAGCAGCAGTGCCTCACCAACTAATTAGTCCAGCCAATAACTCGGCGATTATTGGTATATTCCAGGATTCAATGTTGGGTTGTTTCAGATTTACACGAGAAAATGTCAATTTNACAGCAAGAGATGCAATGAACTTATTAATGATGTTTAATCGTGTAAATGAAAAAGCCCTTTTTGAGAAGGGAAAAGANAAAAAAATATCAAGTTTTGAAATATTATCACAAATCATGCCCCCAATGTCNATCCAATACAAGACAAAGANATTTGGCGATAATGATGATTTCACAAAATCAAATCANGTNATTGAAATTAAAAACGGAAAATACATTCGTGGTCAATTAGATAAGAGCACATTAGGTGCAGGTACAAAAGGTCTTATTCAAAGAACATGCAATGATTTTGGAAACATGACAGCATCTGATTTCATCGATGATTTACAAAATATCGTAACAGAATACATGAAATCCAGTGCTTATAGTGTAGGAATTAGTGATTTAATTTCGGATCAAAAAACAAATCAATCCATTATTCAAGTCATTACAGAAAAGAAAAAAGATGTAAAAAAATTAATCGATCAAACACAAATCGGTATATTTGAAAATAATACAGGAAAAACCAATCAAGAAGAATTTGAAACCCAAGTAAATAATATCCTGAATCAAGCATCTGCCGAAGCAGGTAAAATTGGTTTAAAGAGTTTAAACAAAGACAATCGTTTCGTTATTATGGAAAATGCGGGTTCAAAAGGTAGTGAGCTCAACATAGCCCAAATGATTTCATGTTTAGGACAACAAAACGTAGATGGTAAGCGTATTCCTTATGGATTTGAACAAAGAACATTACCACATTTCACCAAATTCGATGATTCACCATTAGCAAGAGGATTTGTTGAAAGTTCTTATATTAATGGTCTTTCACCTCAGGAATTATTCTTCCATGCAATGGGTGGTAGAGTTGGTTTAATTGATACCGCGGTAAAATCAGTTACATGGGAAACTCCTATCGTAATTATTGAAAATAAACAAGCTAAATATATTGAAATTGGTAAATGGATCGATCAACAATTAGAAGAAAATCCTAGAGAAATTCAACATTTTACAGAAAGACAAATGGAATTATTGAATATTAACGAAGGAGATGTATTTATTCCAACTACCGATGAAAATGGAATTGTAACATGGGGCGAAATAACAGCAATTACAAGACACGATCCTGGAACTGAATTATATGAAATAAAGACAAAAAGTGGTAGAAATGTTATTGTTACTGAAAGTAAATCATTATTAATTTGGAATCCAGAAACTAAAAAACTGAAAGAAATGCCTACTCCTGAAATAAAAGTAGGTGACCGCGTTCCAGTAACCAACATGTTATGCGAACCTCCTATTTTATTAAATGAGGTAAATATGCAAAATTATTTACCAAAAACAGAATATGTTTATGGAACTGATTTTAATATTGCTTCTAATAAAATGAGGGAAGATATGACAAAAAAACAAAAAATACCATCTGGATGGTGGGAAAAAAATAATGGTAGTACATTCACTCTTCCATACTCAAAAAAATCTTCACTACAAAGAACAAATATCCGTTCAAATATAAATGTTATTAAAAATGGTTACATTTATCCTTATCATGCCGCTAGAAAGAATACATTATTCAAAGAAACATTTGAATTAAATGAAGAAAATGGAATTTTCATAGGGTTATTCTTAGCTAAAGGAAATGCAGATAAATCTTCAGTAACAATTACTAATCTAAATGAAAATATAAGAGATTTTGTAAAACAATGGTTTGATAATCATAATATAGAATGGACTGAAAGAGAAAGAATAAATAAAATTGGTGGAAAAACGAATACTATTGTTGGAAATTGTGTTTTGTTATCCACCTTTTTGAAAAAATGGGTAGGTCATAAAGCACATAATAAATATGTACCAAGTGAAGCATTTATTGCTAATGAGAATTTTATTAAGGGTTTATTAAACGGTTACTATTCTGGAGATGGATCTATTTCAAAAAATTCGATTGATGTTGGTTCCGCGTCCAAACGTTTAATTGAAGGAATAAGTATGTTATGCTCTAGATTTGGAATTTTTGGAAAAGTTTCCATGTCTCAACTAAAACAAAATAATTTGGGAACCAAAAATATCAAACCAACATATAGATTCGCAATTCGTGCGCAATATGGAAAAATATTCGCAGAAAACATAACATTGTTGGAAAACAACAAAAATGAAAAACTGAAACGTATAGTTTGGAAAAATAATTCTAAATTATTTCAAACTTATAATGATGTATTATTAGATGAAATTACAGAAATTAATATTATTGGTGTAGAAAAGCATCCAAAAGTATATGATTTAACTATACCAAGTACATTAAATTTTGGATTAGCAAATGGTCTTCAAGTAAGAGATACTTCGACAACTGGGTATATTCAAAGAAGAATCATCAAAGGTTTGGAGGATCTTATGGTCAATTATGATATGACTCTTCGTACAAACAAGGGTAAAATCGTACAATTTACATATGGAGATGACGGTATTGATTCTGTTAAAATAGAAAATCAACAAATTCCAATTGTTGGTATGAGTATCCAAGAAATTTATGCTCACTATAATTTACCTGATGAATCCGCAAAGGCTAAAATTATTGGAAAAATCCTAATCAAAAACACCTATACCAGATACAAAAAACAACAAGAGGCACTCAATAAAAAGAACAAAGAATACACTGAAAACATGATTCAAATGAGAAATGAAATAATTCAATATGTATTCAAACACAAGGGTGATAATATTGTCAATTGTCCAGTTGCATTTTCATATATAATTAATAATATCCAAGGACAACAAAATATTCAATCCAATTCATTGGTCGATATTACGCCAGTGGAAGCTTATGAAATGATTGAACAAAACTATGAATTTATGGAACAAAATATGTATGTAAAACCAACAAAATTATTCAAGGCTTTGTATAATTATTATTTATCACCAAAAGATTTGTTATTTGTCAAGCGTTTCAATCGTTCAGCATTGACCATTTTATTGGAGACTATTTCACTAAGTTATAAACGATCCATAGTTGCACCTGGTGAAATGGTGGGAATGATTGCAGCGCAAAGTATTGGCGAGGTATCAACCCAGATGAGTGAAACTGGTAACACACAGCACAAAATTATTTGCAGGAATAAGCTCACAAATGAAATTTCATTAAAATCGATCATTGTTGGAGAATTTTGCGATGATATTATCATGAAAAACCCAGATATGACATTTAACACCGGACACGAAAATAGTGTTGAAACTTTATTAGATAATCTCGAGAATGAATATTATATTGTGGGTGTTTCAGAAGACGAAAAAACTAGTTGGAATAAAATTTCACATATTAGCAGACATCCAGTAAATGGTGAAATGATGAAAGTAACAACAAGAAGTGGTAGAACAGTTGAAACAACAACTAGTCATTCTCATTTAGTCCGCGGTGAAAATCATAAAGTTGCTCCTATTGTCGGTGCAAATATGAAAGAGGGAATGAGAATTCCCGTATCTAGTCACATTGATGATAGTTTTATAAAAGACACAATTGAAATAAACAATCAAACATACAAACTTGATCATTTATTTGGATGGTTTGTTGGTGCATATTTAGCGGAAGGTAATTTAAATCATAATTCTATTGCAATTACCAATATTTCAGAACATTATATTGAAAATACAAAGAAATTTGCAGAGCGATTTGGAAAAGAGTGTAATGTAAGAAAATATCAAGGTGAATATGGAAAAGGCGTTACAACAAAATTTAATTCAAAAGATATTGCAGAACTATTATTAACAACATGTGACACTGGAAGTTTCGTAAAACGTGTTCCTGATTTTGCTTTTACTGCACCACAAGAGTTCAAAGCAGGTTTATTTCAAGGATATTTCGATGGCGATGGTAATTTTAATTGTGATAAAAATCATCATGAAATTCGTTGTTGCAGTAGAAGCGAACAATTAATAAAAGATTTAGCATTAATATTAAATTACTTTGATATTTTTGGAGTTTTAAAAGAAAATACTAGATTTGATAAACCACTATATCATTTAAATATTAGTCCAAAATATTCAAAGATTTACAAAGAAAAAATAGGTACACTTTTACACCAAGAAAAATTAGATAATTTAATAGAATACATTGAAAGAAACGACGCAGTATTTGTAGCAGAACAAATTGATAAAATTAATGGATTGGAAGAAATAGTAGCACATTGTGGTAAAATATTACAACTTCCAGGACAAAGCAGAATTTACGGACATTATAAAAGAAAAAATATTAAAAGTATTGGTCGTAGAACTTTGGAAAAATATTATCAAACTTTCAAGGCACACGAAAAAGCTCATTTAATAGAAAACGAACTTTGTATTCTTAAACAAGCTATAACATCAAATGTCGTGTGGGACGAGATTACTAAAATAGAATATTATACACCAGATCAACAAAACTTCGTCTATGATTTTACTGTTCCAGGTAATCAAACTTTTATGACTGATTATGGTGTCATAGTTCATAACACCCTGAATACATTTCATTTTGCAGGAGTTTCTTCTAAATCCAATGTAACTCGTGGTGTTCCAAGAATCGAAGAAATTCTGTCATTATCAAGCGAACCAAAGAACCCTTCACTCACCGTTTATTTGAACCGAGAAGATGAAGCCGACAAGGAAAAAGCCAGTGCTATTATGTATATGATAGAACATACCAAATTAGAAGAAATAGTTGAATCCGTTGAAATATGTTTTGATCCAGATGATTTAAATACTCTTATCAATGAAGACAAGGCAACAGTAGAACAATATAGAAAATTCGAATCCATGATTGATGAATGTAACAACGTCTCTTTGATGGACGATACTAATGAAAAATCAAAATGGATTGTAAGAATGACAATGGATCCAAATGTAATGTTGGAGAAGAATATTACCATGGACGATGTTAATTTCACATTGAAAAATAGTTATGGAGATGAAATCAACTGTATATATTCAGACTACAATGACGATAAATTGATATTCAGAATTCGTATGAATAATGTATTGAAACCAGGTGCCAAGGGTAAAAAATCAGCAAATCCATTAGATCAATCCGATCACATTTATATATTGAAAAACTTCCAAGATCAATTATTACACAACATTGTATTACGTGGTATAAAAGGAATAAACAAAGTAATATTACGAAAGATCAAGGATAATGTGGTGGAGAATTCAGGCGTTTATAAAAAACAAGACATATGGGTTTTGGATACAGTAGGTACAAATATGATGGACATTTTAGCATTGGACTATATTGATCCAACTCGAACATTTAGTAATGATATTGTAGAGATATTCCATGTGTTAGGCATCGAAGCGGCAAGACAAGCCATTTATAATGAAATTGTAGATGTTATTGAATTTGATGGCACATATATTAATTCTCATCATTTCAGTGTATTGTGTGATAGAATGACAGCTACAAGTAAGATGATTTCAATCTTTAGACATGGTATCAACAATGATAATATTGGTCCAATTGCAAAAGCATCGTTTGAAGAGACACCAGAAATGTTTTTGAAAGCAGCAAAGCATGCAGAGTTGGATACAATGAAGGGTATTTCAGCGAATGTCATGATGGGTCAAGAAGGGTTTTATGGTACAAGTGTTTTCCAAGTTGTATTGGACTTGGAGGAAATGATGAAATTAGAAGAAAATATGAAATACGAACAAACCGAAGACGAAAAAATCATTGAAGAAGCATTTGGAGAAATCGAAGAACCAAATGATTCATGTAGTACAAAGAATCTAACACTACAAAATAATGTAGTAAGTATAAAATTCAGTGATATGGGTGGGGACAACGATTACAACCCAGGATTCATGTAAATAGTGTAAATAGTGTAAATAATCTATTATGTGAAAATTTTAAAATGTAAATATGTAATTAAATAACTATATTTTTTATATGTGATTATAATATAAAAAATATGAATTTATGCAAGTACAAAAATATACTAGGAGAACCTGGAAAAGGTGTTCATTCTTATAAAATATTTAATATTTCAATTGTAGATGTAATTCTTACACTAATAGTGGCTTATATAATATCTTATATATTCAAAAAATCATTTTTTTTGGTTAGTGTTATACTATTTGTATTAGGAATATTTCTACACAGATTATTTTGTGTCAGAACAACAATAGATAAATTATTATTTCCTAATGCACAATAAAAGACTTAAAATTATTGCAATATATTATGTAACCATTATACACCCATTATACACCCATTATACACCCATTATACACCCATTAATAAAATCACAAGTAAAAATGCATAGTCATAAACTATCAAGGTCAATATCACAATTACCACAAGAATTGCAAGATTATATAAATACATATAATGCTGAACATCGAATACTTATGAAAGAGGTTTGTAAAACAATATCCTACAATTATAAACAAATAGAATGTCATAATTGTAGTAATACATTAAGAAGAATAGACCCAGAAACAATAATAATTCCTGGATTGTCATCCCATTATTATTGTTCAATGAATTGTTTTTATGATGATAGACATCAGTAATATTTATATCATGTATCATAATGCATAAATTACTCTTCTGCTATAATCAACAATGTTTTTTTTGCAAGTGCACCGGTCCCAGTTTTTTTTTCTGTATGTTGTCTTCTATTTACAATTTTTTTTATAGCATTCTTTTTCGTACCAGTCGCTTTTTTTCTAAGAGCATTCACATTTTTTGGTGCGGTTACTTCTATTGATTTCGATGATGATGCTGATATATTTTCTTCCTTATCAACCCGTATTTCTTCATTTTGTCCGCTCAGTTCAAGTGGTTCCTCCATTTCCAATTTTGGTTGTTTCTTTTTATAAAAAGTAGTTTTTGTTCGAGTAAAATTTTTGATATATTGTTCTAGACCGTCCTGATCGGATGAGTCATGTTCATCAACTGTCGTCATTAAATCATTTCTACCTTCACAATCATTGAAATCTTTAAGTGAAATAAAAACGCTTCCTTTGTTACTTTTATTTACAATCAATTTATATGCAGGAACAATATCATTAACAACACCAGGAATAACAATGAATGCAAACTCGTCACTCGCATCATTATCAAAAACCAGCATATTGTTCGACGTGTATTTGGTGTCAAATAAATATTTGGAAGAAATGAAAAAACTGGATATCCTGAATTTTGTTAATAAAATCCAATAATCGAGCGTCGTCAAATAATAACTTTCAGAAAACAATAAATCATGAAATGTTATTATTTTTGATTTTACTCGCAATACCAATGATTTTTTCCCTTGTCCCATCAAAATATCTAATATTTGACCTTCATATGTTGGTAAATATTTTTTGTATTCATCATATAATTGTTTGCGTATTGAATTAATAGATAAATTAATACCAACATCTAGCAATACCTGAAACGTACATTCGACAGTTTTATCATATTCCTTTTCACCGCAAACATTTGGGAAACATTTTTTCCATATTCCCGATGATATTTTCTCGTTGATTGTTGGTTTGCACATGAGGGGAGTCGTCGAGGCAAATGGTTCATCGCGCATGTTTGGAACTTCAATAGGTATAGCGACAGGTGCAACAGCAGGACTTGCAACCGGGGCAGAAACCATAAGTTTATTAGGATCATATTTAACAGTGTTATCATAATGCTCTGTTAAAATTGGCTCTACTGAATCGTATGTATTGTGTTTTACATATTTATTTCGTGTAGCTGGAATGAGACCTTCAAAATATTCTTGTGTTATCAACGATTGAAACAATAATATTTCATCGTCATTTAGATTATATCCCATATTTTCAAAAGATAAGTAGGATTTTGGTTCAAAAATGTATTTGTTGATACGTATATATCGAATTAATTCATCCGCCATTTTTTCATAATATATCAGCTCATTGTTTTTACCAGTAACTAGATTCTTTTTGGGTAATATAAGTTGACATGTATTTCCGTTATCAGAAACAACACAAAGAGGCGATTTCATAGAACATTTGCTTTTCTCTCCAGAGTCCCCATCACCAACACCAGTCGATCTGGTAACACATGTAGTTATTTCGTTTATCATATCATAATTATAATTATCCGTAAAAATAACACTATTCTTTCTCTCGACCAATTCTTTCAGTAGTTTTTTTATAATTTCAATTTTCGAATAGTACAATAGATAAGTTTTTTTAATTTCGCTCTCAATGGATTCACGTAACTTGATATTTTCATAATCATTCAATAAAATTCGTATGGTTGTACGAAAAACTTGATAAAATTCATATTCCATTCTAATTTTTTTTATATATTCGACACGTTCTGTGTCAACACGATTCGACAATGCAATGGAAACATCCACATTTTCTAATTTACTGGTACCATAACCATCACCATCACCCCTAGCACTATTAACAACATAATGTTGATCTTTCAATAAAGCCAAATCATCTTTTACTTCCTCACTTTCAATAGAAACCGGCTCAGATAATTGAACAACCTGATTTGTTTGTGTTAAAAACCCAACAATCATTTCATCTTCGACAATTTTTAAAATGGGATTACTCGGTATTTTTCCCTTACTCTCTCTATAAACATCTAACAGATAGTACAACGTATTTGAATATGTATTCCATATATCTTTATCTGTCATAAATTGATAATCATAATTTTCATTAATAGAGGAAGGAAAACATGGGATAAATCCGTTACCTCGGGCATTACTTTTTCTACCCTTCACCACAACAACACCTATTACTTTATTTTGATAATTTACCACCTGTTGTAAAACAGTATATTTAATTTTATCCAAATTATGGAGTAATTCGTCCAATAAAATAGGTTGAGTCATTTTGTACAAGTTGGGAATACTAGGAATGGGGAGGCACATATTTTGAATATATGGTTTTACTACCTTTTTAAAGAAATCGCGCATAGTAACGGATAATTTTGTATCATACTCACTAAATAATTTACCAATAAATAATGTTTCACTTGATTTATTAAAACGGTATGAATAAATAGGTTCAAAAAATCCATCTTGTTTGATCAAAACCAATGTAGGTTTTTTACCGTCAAATAGATGACTTGAATAATGATTGGTGGGACAAATAAAATCGACGTTGTTTGTAATGTCATTATTTGGAATTTCCAAAATAACTAGATTAATCCCACTATTAAACAAAAGTGGGTTAGGTCGACAAACAATATCCCATAAATAAGTATAGTCAATTACACTATCACTACTTCTCAAAAAATCAATGAAATTTTCAAATGAATTGACAACTTTATTAAAAACCCTATCTTCCGAAACACTTTCAATCGTTTTTTTATACAAATTGGAGGTTTTGTATTTTTCCATTTTTTTATTATCCATAGCAATATCTCCAGTAATAACCATATCCGTTTCGACCATAAATGTATTTACTAAATCACCATTTTGAAAAGTAATAAAAGAATCAATTGTTAAAGACTCGATAATAATTTCTTTCATTTTTTTTATACTGGGTATTTGCATAGGTTGTTTATTTTCATCCAATTTCGTGAAAAAAATAGCATCAGCAATGCATCCAATAAAAGACTGATTAACATCGGATTCTATTCCGTGTCTAACCAAACAGGTATGATCCGGTTTAATATTTGTATTATTTTTACTAATTTGACAATTATAATTTACCTCCATAAGAATTTTTTGAATGGCAGTAGGCAAATATCCCCATCGTCCTTTTGAAATAGGAAACTTTTCAGGACCGATCACATAATTTTCCAATTCAGGTGTTTTTTCTTTTTTCTGTGGTTGTGGTAGTTTTTGGGATTCCGAGTCCTCTTCCAACCCCACCACATCATTTTCACCTAAAATTTGACTTTTAATCGTCTTTGCAATTTCTTTTGGTTGATTGCCTATATCAGGTATTACATTTTCCGAGCACGATTTTCTTCTCTCCAATTGTTTTGGAGTACTCCAACTGTTGAAACAACATGGAAGACAATATCCGTCTGGATGTTTATCAACTTGAAAACCAGGATAATGTTTGTAATCTGGATCATTTTTTGGAGGATTGTAAAATTCATAAATGTACTTATCTTTTGGAACTTTTTTCGCTGTTTTTGGAATTATTTTATCCTCCAACTGGTTATCCGCTATTTCTTTTGGTGTTATTAATGAATTCGTTTTTAAATTCCAATATCTAGGACATACATAATAATATTTATTATCAGGATTGGAACCATATTTAATAACATCTTCTTCTTGTAAAAACCCTTCATTTTCTTTATTGATTTTATCTAATTCTGATTGTGTTAAAATAACTGGTTGTCTACGAGTAGTCGATGGACATGTTCTAGAATATCGATTGTATTTACCTTGTTCTTCTTTTAAAATTAAAACCGGTTCACGTTTTTCCAATCTTTCCTGAAATAAAAATGGATTACTCAATTTCATACCAACAATATCTTTTACATTATTTTCTATAGGTGCATCATCACCACCACCATCACCACTATCACCACTATCACCACCACCATCACCACCACCAATTTTTTCACGTGAATTTTCATCCTCCTCTTCTTCTTCCTCTTCATCATCATAATCGCCATAAAATATATTCAAGACATTTGCAATTTTTTCTTTTGCTTCTCTCTGATCGTTCTCACTTTCTATATTATCATCACCATGATCACCATCATCACCATCATCACCCATTTGACTCTTTGTTTCTTCTTTTTCAATATCTTCCATTTCCAATTTATTTATTTCTTTATTCATATCATTTTCTATCAATGAAGATTCCGACGCGGATATAATATCGTCTAATTCTACGTTTAATATTTCTAATTTTTTTGCGATTGTTTTAGAATTGAAACACAACTTGTTGATTTTTTCAGGTGAAATTCCTGTACTATTCCTATTTTGTGTTAAACGCACCATGGTGTCCAAATATATTGGAATAGTATCCAAATAATTTATATTGTTTATGTTGTCCATTGTGATTGTAATTTGACTTTTTTCTTTATTCAAATGAATGTTTGTTTTAAAACCAGGGTTATTTCGAATAGTAACTGTTTTTCGTTTTGCAGTGCGTTGTAATTCTGCTTCACTAACAATTTTTTCAAACAAATTAATGGCGTCATCTCTTGACATATCAGGATAACTTTGCAATAATGCATCTATAATTTCAGCACCGCGTAACCCTTCATTTTGTTTTTCAATAATAAATGCCTCTTGACTAGTTACTTTGTTAAAATTTGCTACTTTTTTAAATCTCAATTGTATATCATTTACAACATCAGCGGATTCAACAACAAAAATACTAGAAATACAATTCGTTAATTCGCTTATATTAATATTTTTATCAATTTCAATAATTGTTTCATATTTTAAATTACTAATTTCAATATTATCTGCGTCAAGTGATTCGAATAAATTAATTTTATAACCATTTTGCAATAAAAAATCATTTAAATTGTTTATGATTGGATTAATATTTGTTTTAAATAAAGTGTTTATATCATCCAGCATCATAGTAGAATTAAAATTTCCAACAATAGAAATAATTCCATTATTTTCAAACTCACATGTTATGGTATAAGCATTGTTATTGAAGACATTTTCTATGTAGAGCGAAACCATTTTATCTCTTCCCAATGTTTTCACCAGTTTTAAAATAGTCGCTTTGTTCAAATAAGGAATTTTTCTACCATCAATAGAAAGTTTGTCAGCGTAAAGTCTGTACATATTCTCTTGTCGTGATGCTGGATTGTATTTTACCAATGGCACATCTTTTGAAGCGTGTAATAATTTAAAAATTACATCAATAGGAATATGTGTACTATAAGAAGGATGCATTACAGCTCTAATATGTGTAATTCCTTTTTTGTCATACTTTAATTCACTTTTTCTCTCCATGTATACATCATAAAATAAATTGGTTATATTAAATGATTCGATGACTACCGAATTATTGACCTTTTTATTTTGTTCTAACAAATTTTCACGTTTTTTATCGAGATCTGATAGAGAGAAAATGTCATTAGAAAACAAAAAAGGATAATAAACTTTAATAATATAATCATCGCTATTTGCACCCGTACCCGAGTCCACTTGATTCAAAACATCGGACGCCAAACATAAATAAATATTGTTATTAATTATTGAGCCTGTATTTAATAAAAGTTCACTATTTGATGTTGTCAAAGCACGTTTGGTTTGTTCAATAAAATCATCGCGATTTCTATTATCAAATGGATTATATACATAGGGATATTCGTTGTTTATTAAATAATATTTTTGTCCAATAGCCTTATTCATCCAAAATGTTTTTCCATCTATATTTAATGAAATTATATCATCAAAATCAAACACTGCCTTATTTTTTATAGTTTCTGGAATTTGAATATCAACACTATTTCCCTCACTATCACGAATAATATTCAATAAAAAATTATAGAGTCGTGTTTTTGTTAAACCGAAACGTTTATTCTGTGTTAGTGTTTCATAAATAGAAACAGCGTTAAGAGTTTCTTGTTTCATACAAAATAAATACATTTCCTCTAAAGCAGGATTTTTGTCTCTATAAGAAAGTTTTGAAAGTTCATCCGCGATTTTAATTTTAATGGTTCCTATTGAATCGTCGAAATGAATTTTTTGTTCTAGAAAAAAAACGGATATATTATCATTTTTAATATTTGTTAATTCCTCATCATTGAAGATTTCTGGATAAAATAATTGGTTATTAGGGTCCATTTTAAATAATTGATTTAAATCTTTATCGGAAGGAAAATAACCATAAAAAACATATATTGTATCAATTCTATTTTGATTTATTAAATGATTTATTTTATATATTGGTAATGTCTTTTCATTGTTCGTCATATATATTCTGTCTATTTTTTTTACAGTAAATATGTTTAATAAAAAATAATATCAATATATATTAAAAAAATAATATCAATATATATTAAAAAATAATAATTATCGATTAAAACAATGTGTTCAGGAATTAGAATAATTTGTAAAGATGGTTCTGTCTTACTCTGTAGAACAATGGAATTTGGTGTGGAATTAAAATATAATATTAGCAAAACAAAAAACATAATAGGTGTTACAACCGATAATTATTACGTGGATGGTTTAAACAAACATGGATTGTCTGTTATGACATTTTATTTCCCCGGTTTTAATCAATATATTGATATTAACAGTATTTCTGAAAACGACAATATAATACCGCTAGAATCAATTAGAGTGGCGAATTATTTGTTAGAAAACGCCACTTCTATTGAAGATATAAAAAGAATGGCATCAAATATTCGCGTAACCACAGAAAAATACAAAAGATTTAATATGGTAATGCCTTTTCATTGGTTCTGCGCTGATAAATCTGGTGAATGTATCATGCTAGAATGTATAAATGGCGTACCAACTGTTTATGACAATAAGTTGGGTATTTCTACTAATTCACCTACATATCCAGAACATTTAATATCATTGCAGGCGTATCCTGATTTTTCACAGTATAACAGTGAGAAAAAACACATTTCACAAGGCAGTGGTATGTTAGGGTTACCAGGTGATTTTACGAGTATTTCCAGATTCATTCGATTAAACGTATTCCAACAATTTCACGACGAGCCAAAAAACGTATTAGACGGAATAGCAACATCGTTTCATATTTTGAATAACTTTGATATAGTAAAAGGATTTATTATAGATAAAAAAACAAAAGTGGAAGAATATACACAATATACTATAGTGTACGATTTGAAAAATTTTGATTCATGGGTTAGACCATATGGAGAACCAACCATACGAAATTTGCGCAATCCAAATATCCCTTTTTTTACGTCTTATATTGTAAAAAATAAAAATGGTTATAAAGTTGTAAAATGCAAGAGTGTTAAAACTTTAAAGGCGTGTAGAGAGAAAAGTAGAAAAAACGTGTAACTTGTCACTCGAAAAATTTATTGTTTTTTACAAATCATAAAATGGATTATCAGATATAGTCATACCGCAATATTCTTCAGGTTTTTTCTTATAATCAACTGGATCATATATATTCGCAGTTTTGGCATTCTCTAATAAAAATTTGAAATTTTGCCAGAACTCTTGTTTGTGTCCAATACTAACAGTCATAATATGAGATAATTCATGAATTGCTACAAAAGTAAGAGTATTAACATCGATTAAGTTATTGTTATCCTCTTTCTTCTTGTTCAAACAAAATGCAATTTTCTCTCCCTTATTCTCACTATACGCAGTCAATTCACTGTTAGGCAATGTTTCACTTATTTTTTTTGGATTGAAACCTTTTACCAGACGCTGAACCTTTGGATCATTAGGATATTTTTCATTCACATAATCGACTAAATCTTTGCATTTTGTTGTAACAGTAGCCAATAAATTTGCTGCAGGTTTTACTTTATTACGATCGCGAACGCAATATTTATTTCCATCTACGCCTGATATGATGCATTTAAGTTGAAATGAATCAGATTCATAATATATTCTTAAACATAGAATAATAATAAGAATTATAAATAAATATCCTAAAATGTTCATACCTGTCATTTGATTTGATGTATGTTGTATTAGCTAATTTGATGTAATTTAATATAATATTATGAAAGGTGGTTTATATAATTAACTGATTTTATATATTTTGCATTAAAAATGAAAAATATGTAAATTAAATTTTTATTTTGCTATTTTGCTATCGTGTTATAATTTTACTTATTGGGAACCACAACCAATCTCTAAAGGTGGTCTCATGAAATCAGGAGTGATTGTACTTTGATTCCATGGTCCAACATTTAATTGTGGATTTGGAGGTTCGGAACGAATTTGAAGATTGGAGTTACGCAAACTTGAACCAATTGTATCAATACCAATGTTGAATCCAGCATTTAATAAATTAATATTGGATAAGAAACCCTTTCCATTAGGATTCAATGAAGCCCATTGACTGTTAGCATCTTTTGGTAATAGTTCTGCTGGGTTTTGAATATTTGGTTTTGAACATGATGTTGGAAGACCTGGCATACTAGTTTGTGTTCCAGGCATAACAGGAGCAGGTGTTATATCATTTTGTAAAGCATCAGCACTAGATGGTAATACAACACTATTAAGAGGATTTGATTGATTATTCATTCCATTTGGCATCATACCACCTTGCATATTACCTGATTTGTTACTGTTACTGTACTGTGAACCCATTAAAGAATTCATACTTTCTGAACCATATTTACCCTTGGAATCTAAATGTTTGTAAAATTTGTAAATAAAATAAACTACTACGAATAAACATATGACTAAAACAAATATATGTTCTGTCTTTGTCTTTTTAAATAAAGTTGACATGCTCATTATATAAAATTAAGGATAAAATAATTTTAAAAAATAATTTTTAATTCATATAAATTCAAACATATATGAAAGTTTGATTTACTGTTTTTATATGAATTAAAAATCTTCATTGTTTTTGTCATATTTGTCATATTCGTCATATTTGTCATATTCGTCATATTCGTCATTCTCATCCTCTTCGCTTAAATCTACATCTTCTAATAAATATGCTTCCTTAATCTTTTTTGCTTCTAAATAACTTTGTATGGCCATTTTTTTTGCTTCTTTTGCCTTTATTTTTGCTTTATTAAATAAATCATAATAAACTTCGTTTGGTTTTTTCAATTTCATAACAGGTATTTCTAAAGTATTTGTACTTTCTGGTAATAATTCTTCTATATCTAAAGTGATTTCATTTAATTCATTGTTAATATCATTGTCTAAAACATTGGAATCAATTGCAATAGCTGTATTTTTTAATTGATCTGTTTTATTATCTAATTTATTACTAACTATTCCTAGAGTATCATTATTATCGGAGTTAGAATTTTCCATTATATCATTCAAAATATAATCAGTGATATCATCCTTATTTTTTTCATCTAAAGTCTCTAGTTGTTTATCAATTTTTTCATCATATTCTTCATCAAAATCCAATTCTTTTATTTCTTCTAGATTTGCTGTAACGTCCGCAATTCCTTCCTCATTTTTTGTAGATGATTCTATTTCATTCGTTTTTTTATTGATATCCACAGCATCCACAGCATCCACAGCATCCACGTGTTCCTCAAGTGGTTCTATCTGCTTTGTATTTTTCAATGTTTGAATTAGTCCACTATTATGATGATGTTTTTTTATTAAACAATTCTCAAATATAATGTCTACATTCATCGTCATAATTTGTTTTACTTCGACTTCTATTTGAAAATTACGTGTAGTAAATCGAATCCCTTGTATTTCTAAAATAGATATGAAATTTGTTTCCGCATTGATATCATCAACATTCATATTTTCTTCATTTTCATTAAATATTTTTATCATAGGGTTTCCATTTAAATAATTGGTTTTGATGTTACTTCTTAATAAATAATATTTACATGATTTGTAGACTTTAATAGGACTACTAAATGCTGATTCGATATCTGTTAATTCAAGTGGATTTTGAAACCATTCATTCGATTTATCATATATACGTTGTTGACACGTACTTTCTAAATTAATAAACCATTGAACGATCGATTCGTCGCTATTATTAAACAACAAATCAATATACATTTTTTTTCCATTTTTGATGACACCTTGTTTTGATACACATTTAGGACATTGAATATAAAGTGATTTATTATTGCATAGTATTTTAGTAAAATATGCACCACCTTGGATAGCATTGGGTTGTCCTAAAGTAATATTTTCAAAATTAAAGTTTTCGTTGGGTTCAAAAATATTTTCCATATAATCGGTATCTGTATGGGTAATTTATATTTATTGGTTCTATAGAAAAATTATATTATATCGACACGCAAAAAATATAAAAAAATAATATTATTCAAGTTTATTATTATTCTTATGAAGGATACATTGGTAAATCAATGTTTAGCGCTTTTGAAAAGAGAAGATATAAAAAAAGAAATTAAAACATTTTTAACTCCTATAATGGATGTAATTGTTAGTATAATGACTCCATATATGTATATAGGATTATCGCTTATACTAATAAATATTTTGATTATTTTAGTAAATATTATTTTGTTGTTATATTTAGTTCGTAATAAATCAATTATATCGAAGCATTCGTAATTTATTTTTTTTATACGTATAATATATAATAACACATTCAAAAACAAAGCCAAACCGCAATGAGACATAATACAAAAAGACATGGAAAAAGAATGAGTTCAAGAAGACAGAGACGTGGAAATAGAATGATGATGAGAGGTGGATATGTGAATCCAAATAGTCAATTTAATGCATCTACATATGTTCCTACTCCAAACGGAATTGGTGCATCAGAAAATGGTGTTAACGTTAATGGTACATTTGCCAATCAAATGAATTATTCTGATAGTTCTTCTATGGCAATGAGTAATGCAATAGATAAAATAAGTCCTGCTATTATGGCTTCATCACAATCAGGTGCAAACTCAATCCAAAATGGCGGTAAAAAAAGACAATACCAACAACAATACCAAAACCAGTTTCAACAACAAAACAATAGACAATACCAAAACCAACAACAAAACCAAAAAGGTGGTGTTTGGAATCAAATGATTGGTGAAGCAGTTGCTCCTTTAGTACTTTTAGGATTACAACAATATTATGGTCCTAGATCAAAATCAAACAGAGGTAACAAAGGTAAGAGAACAAGAAGATTCAGAAAATAAAATAAAATCATAAATCTACCCCCAAAACCAAATTATATTTGCTTAAAAAACAAAAATTAAATATAATTTTATTACAGTATGGATAAAAATACAGAAAAACAAATACAACAATGGGTAATATTAGACAACCAATACAAATTGGTACAAGAAAAAGCCAAAGAGCTTCGAGAGAAAAAGCATTCGTTACTAGAATCAATAACAACAAATGGTGGATTGTCTACTAATTCAGTTATTAATATTACAGATGGTCGTATTAAATTAGTAAACACACATACAACAACTCCATTAACATTTACATATGTAGAAACATGTTTATCTGAAATTATAAAAAACGAAGAACAGGTTAAAAAAATCTTAGATTATTTAAAGAAGCGGAGAGAAACGAAAACCGTTACTGAACTAAAACGATATTATAATACAAGTAGTGAAAAATGAAACTAAAATAAAAATAAAACAACCTTATTTTTCATCGTATAATAATAAAAATATATATAAAAATATATTTATAATATAAATATATTTCGAGATTATGTCACATGATTTACAAGAAGAACAAAATGAGCAAAACGAACATTTTATGAAAGAACATGATATGGTTTTTTCAAAATCGCAAAATGGCGATATAACAGGAGGTGGGTTTAGTATTAATTCGGCGCTTTTGAAAAATATTACGAAATTTGGCGGATCACCTATTGAAACTCTTCAAACCATGATTGGTGGTGAAAAACAAGATGAACATATGGTAGTTCCATTCGGTTTATTTTATAAACAAGAAAAAATGTTGCAGAAAAGCTTATATAATTCAAAAAAAGAAACGGATACAGACGTGAACGATGATAATGAAATTTCAGATGACCTTTATGACCAATTGCTTAAAAAGGTCAATGCGAATGGTGATAGTTATGATAAATCAAAGAAATCGAGCAAGTCGGAAAAGAAAAAATCAAGAAAAAATAAAAACAAACTCACAAAACAAGTTACTAACCATAAAAAAACAGCAAAATCGTCACTCGTGTAAAATTACTCTTCAAAATGTTTATTTAGTTTATCGTAACTGTCAGGATTGTTCGATTTACATATTTTATGAGTGCCAATACCAAGGTCACATCCCTCAGATTTATTACAAACATGCAAACATTGATCTATTTTTTTTATCCATCTTATACATTTTTCATTAATGATTTTATTATCATCGGCTTTTAAGTAGGATGTTGTTTTATTTGTTGTTGGATTGTCGATTGTATATTCCATTGTACAGTATAATACAAAGAAGTTTTTATTATTTATTTATAGTAAATAATAAAAATAAACTACAAATACAAATACAGGTAGATTACGTATCTACGTGCTCTATTTGAATATAGGACGGCTCAAAATCATAGTTGTTTTTAGCGAATTCTTTGAAGTTATTGTAAGTCAAATTATTATCCCTGTCGCGAAACTCTTTAATTTTTTCCACGATATCACTTGAATCTCTATAACGTATGCCATTTTTACCATATAATTCAAAAGGATAAAATAACAACAATTCTGGAAAATATTGTTGCATAAAAGTAGCCAAACATTTGTATTCACTAAACCGATAATATGTTTTTGATAATGATATAATTATTTTTATCCATGATTCCATCGTTGTATTTGTCTTTGTAATGTGTCTTTCTTCTATAAAAGCAAAAAAACGTTCTAAAACATTATGATGCATTATAAAATGGTGAGGTACAAATGTACCGTTAACAATCGGTTCAATTGAATCCAATCCTATTAAATTTTGAATTGATTTTGCATATTCATTTTTATTAAATTCATTTTTGGAACATTCTTGTAAAATAGCAAATTTATACATACCATCAATGGAATCAAATAAATTCCATTTTTGTAAAACAACTAGATCGGAATCCCAAACAACATATGGATCTGATAATTTTTCAATTTGTTTATAAGCACCTAATTTTAATATCTGTTGATACCACCAACCAAATTCTCTCGATTCCGTGTCTATAAAGCTATAATATTGTTCTATGTCATGTTTAGTTAAACCATAATTTTTTATGAAAAACTCATCTTCATTTATGGTAGTAATAATAGTGTTTTCAATATTCCATTTTTCTATAATACTGTCTAAATATATGGCATCTTTTGAATTAGTTATAATATATATATTTCTTGGATGATAATTATGAACAATAGATTCAATCGTTGTTCTAATTATCATATTATTTTTACACAATGGAACTACAAAATCTATTTTACCCATATCACTTATTTTACCCATTTATATATCCGATTATTTTTTTGTTATTTGTTATTTGTTATTTGTTATTTGTTATTTCTATAATTTACTCCATCTATCATTATTAAATGGTGACACGATTATATTTGGTAATTGTCCTTTCCAATATTCAACTTGCTTTTCCATTAACATTTCTTCCTTTGTTAAAGGATAAGGAGATGTATTTTCCATTAATTCTTTTTCGATCTCTGTTCGTCTTGGTTTATTTCCATAACAATTAACACCGTAACGAACATTAGGATTCGCCATATAACCACCATTAATTCCTGGACGACCACAATCATGTTCGTGTCCTTTAATTGTTTGCAACGTATTAAATGTTTTTTTCTGTGTGGGAAATAACGCCATTTGACCTTCTGACCATCCATAATTACACCATTCAGCACCCCTAACATAAGCATCTTCTAATTCATCATATGTAGCTAATTTAGCATCATAAGCACTACATATTGATTGTGCTTGCGAATAAGTATAATTATTTCCAGGAATATTAAAAACTTCCTTGTATAATTTGATTTCTGGAACTTCCTTTGGTGGACCTGTTGATTGAGACATTGGTAAAGGAGGTGTTTTACTAGCTGTCAAATTCACCTGAGGATTTCTCGTAAATAGTTTTTTTATAGATGCAATTATAGTAGTATTTTCAAATTTTCTATATAAAAATGATATTGTTATGACTATTACGACTATTATTATGATGGTTATAATGTGAGATTTGCTACCACCAGTAGAACTAGTAGACCCATTAGAATCACTGCTTCCACTACTAGATGAACTATCACCAGAATTATTTTTTCCTAAAGAACTTAATGAAGTAAATAATAAGACAAATACTATTATCACTACTAGAAAAATAATTAAAACACCGGGTGTTAAATTGAAGTTTTTAAAGAAGTTTGAAAATGAGTTTTCTAGATTACCATTTCCTCCATGTAACAATGGAAAATTATATATATTATTATCATTTGTATCATAAACGGAAGGGGTCGATGAAGTATTTGATGTTGTACTAGGTTGTGGTGTACTCGTTGATGTCGAGGTTGTACTAGGAGTACTTGTTGATGTTGAGGTTGTAGTAGGAGTACTAGGAGTACTAGGAGTAGCTGTCGAGGTTGATGACGTATTATTTGTAGTTGAACTAGAAAATTGTGAATTAACGTTATATTTGCTTTGATCCACTGATGTAGTTTTATTTTCTCTTAAATCATTTAATACCATGTTTATTTTATATTTTGTTTAATACTATTTATATAAAATGTATATACATTAACGAATTATTTTTTTTCTATAAAAAAGACAATATGCCTTTGAACTAATTAACATACCAGGATTTATTTCTGAAACACTTGTATCATTAAAATTATACCATTTATTATTCGCATTCTTCACATAAGCAGTATAATGACCACCATGAACGCTTCCACTGTGATTGCATATTCCATATAAATCATAAACATAGTCGTCTTTTTTATATCCAATTACATATTTTGACAAATCTAGATTTTCAACAGGGAATTCGATTAATTTTTGATTCTTGTTGTTGTTGTTGGAAAATCGTTTTAAATCTATTACTAAAATACTTGGGAAACTCCAAAACAATATTTGTCTTTTAACATTTTCATATGATTTTGATGCTTCATTGTACCACGCATTATCACCTTCGAATATTTCTTCTGATATATATAAATCAAAACAGTCATACAATGAAGGACTTTTATTTTCTGGTATAGGTAAATTGATAATAAAAAATGGTTCAGGACTATTGTTCAAAATTTCATTTGTTTCTAAAGATTTTATCTGTGAAACATGAACTGCATAAAATAAATTCCATATTTCAGAGTATTCATTTTTATACATTTTTTCAATCATATTAAAGCATAAAACTGCGATTTTATCCTTCTCATTTTCAGGGGTTCCATTGATTGACATTTTAACTTGTCTAGATAATGTGTTATGAAAGCAATCAATGATAAACAATAAAAATTCTGAGACATCGTTCTGAGAGAAACCAGTAAAAATGTCAACATCCTTCAGTTTCGCAACTTTTTGTATTGTTGTTATAAATTTACCAGGAGATATGATGCAATTATCTTTCCACATAATTTTTCTTAAATTATCCCATTCAATTAATAGAGCACTGTCGTATTTATTATTTATTTTTTCTTTGTATGTTTCTAATTCCAAAAAATCATTTAATTCATATGTATGAGATAATATCTGCATACATGAATTAATAAAACATGTATTTCCCAAATTGCATAAACCAGATAACCCTTTATTTTTATATTTATCAAAATTAATTGAAGTTATATTCATATTGTTTCTTTATTATTATTTCGGATTTGTTTGTTATTTATTTATCACGTTTGTATTATAAATATAAGGTATTTTAGCTTTATTATAATTATTTATACATATATTTAAATAGATGTATAAATAATATATTATTATAATACTTTATATATTTATTTAACACTCTACTAGTAATATGAATACTAACAATGAAGAAAATGTCAATAATCAAAATGTCAATAATCAAAATGCTATGTTTAATTTAGAATTGCGCGGTGATAACGAAAATATGTCTTTGTCACCTACAACTACATTGGATTCAAGTGAAAATATAAACACAGATACCATTATCAATGAAAATCAAAGCGATAATCAAAGCGATAATCAAAGCGATAATCAAAGCGAAAATAACTATTATGGAAGATGCAGTAATTCAACCCCATATAGATACAATTATGAAAATAACATAAATCGTAATAATCGTAATAATCGTAATAATCGTAATAATCATTATTCTAGTGGTAGATGTAGCGAATGCAACTTTGTAGACAGGAATAATTACATAAATACAGATAGGTTGCGAAATATACATAGGGATAGATATAATTACGGTGACATATATCGTGATTTAGAGCGTGAAAGACAACAAGAAAGAACAATGTTAAATCAAATATATAATGAATTATTACATCAAAATAATTTGTTACAATCTATGAGAATTGATATTAGTAATATATGGAATCGTATTAGGACAAATGATGAATATTCGAGATCTAGATATCATCATAATAGAAACAATACCACTAACAATAGTAGACAAAATGGTTCATCTAATCCCCGAATTAATATAAATGGAATACCTTATATATTGGAAAATATTCAACATTTTAATGCTTTCCCTAGAACAACACCCAATGCTACTACATCTGCTAATTTTATCGATTCATTTATGAATTTAATGGATTTTCAATCAAACGTACCAATTATTCCTACGAGAGAACAAATATTGAATGCTACTCGTGAAATTCAATTTGGTCAAATAGAAAATCCCATCAATACAACGTGTCCTATTTCATTAGAATCATTTCAAGAAACAGATACAATAACACAAATATTGTATTGTGGTCATAATTTTAATACTAGACAATTAAATACATGGTTTCACTCAAATGTTCGATGTCCTATGTGCAGATATGATATTCGAGATTATAATAATGATTTAGACGTTCATTTAGAAACACCAATGCCAACAATGCCAACAACTGAGGCATTAGATATATCAAATAATAACACATACAATTCGGAGAGAAGAACCAGATTTTCACAGAGACAACCGTTTGAAAGTAGTATTAATAATATTGCTACTAATTTATCTACAATAGCAATGGATACAATTAACGAGCTATTTGATATAAATAACAATAATTTTGAGGAAAATGGTGATAGTCGATTTATGTTTGATCCGTCAAATAATATACTATTGTTTGAAACAATAGTTAACAATGGAAATCGTTTTCGATATAGAAATAATAATTCAAATAATCAAAACAGCGATCCAAGAAATATCGTTTAAAAAAAAATATAAATATAACTTTAAAATATAAATTAAAAATGTCAAATGTATTTTTTTTGAAGTTAGCGAGAGAAAACAATAATGGTTTAAGTAATCAATTGTTATCATTAATATCAGGAATTTTATATTGTATAAGAACAAAAAAAGAAATGTTAATAGTTGACAAATTTTTAACAGAAATTAATACAAATTGTTATTGTTCAATATCACAAGTGTTTAATTTAATTGAAATAAACACTTATTTACATAAATATAATGTTAAAATAGCAGATGGATTTAATATTAATAGTAGTGCATTTAAACCAATATCATGGGATGTTATAACTTTAGCAAAAAAACATGATAATAAAAGATTACTGGCTTTTATTGATGAAATTTATAGCAATTTGTATTTTAGTAAATATTTAATTTCTCATGCTCTAGATTTTATAAGTGAAAAACTGAATTATGAATCGATTAATTTAAATCAATCGTTTGACAATGTTGACATGGAAATCAAGGAGATAAACGAGACAAACGAGACAAATGAAATTATTTACAATAATCAAAAAATTAATGTTATCCATTTAAGACTTGAAAATGATGGTATTGAACACTGGTCGAATCAGAATAATATGCATCCAACTGTTTTTAAACGATTGTTGACAATTAAGTATATTGAATTAATAAAAGAAAATATCAATAAGGAACATATAACAGTTCTACTAACAGGTGATACAAATAACGATGTAGTTCAATTCATGAAAGAAAATGACTATAATGTTATGTTTATAGATAAAAAATTTAGTGGTAACCAACCAGGTCGTGAATTAAATGCAATTATCGATTTAATAATAGGTAGATACTGTAACAATGTATTTATAGGTTGTGTTGGTTCTACATTCAGCGAATTATTATTAAAATATATTCCTGATGAAATTGACGAAGGTTTTGTTCAAAAAATTACTTTTGATTTGAATAATATACTTGCATAACAAACTTTATCTTACAACTTAAAATAATATAAATATATACTTTATATATATTTATAAAATCATCATGTCATCAAGTGAATTAACTAGCAGAAATCGTTGTAAATGGAATGTAAATGAAATTCTTTCTTTGCAACGTGAATATGAATTATATGAATTATCAATTCAAGAAATTGCATTATTACATAAAAGAAGTGCATTTTCTATTTTACATAAATTAGAGAAAGAACAAATAATTGTTAATTTTAATGATGCAAGAGGATATGACAAAATAAATTTTTGGAATGACGAATATCATAGTGAAGAAGATGAACAATCGGATGAACAATCATATGATAATGAACACGATAAAGAATATGAAGAACCAAATAATCAGGAGAATGTAATTAATTTATCACTGCAACTTCCACCAAGTAGTGATAGTGATAGTGATGATGATAGTGACAGTGATAGTGATCATCCTGAAATCGTATCACATACACAAAATATTGATGATATTGATGTTGTATATTTTGAAGATGAATTGATGAAAAAAGTCCATAGTGTCAACATTAAAAAAAGATACGAAAATACGACGCTTTTTGATATAGTATATGAATTAATTGAACGCATTGAATGTTTAGAAGACAAAATAGTTTCAATAGAAACTGCAAATTCAAATTCATTTTTTGCGTTCGTCAAAAATTGGTTTTATGCAAAAAGAATATGCTAGTAATAAATAAAATTTTATAAAAAAATCATATTTTTATAAAATTTACACATTTACACATTTACACATTTACTCTAAAAACTCATCAAATAGCAACGCTTTAACCTCCTTATTTTTCATCTGTTCTAATTTTGTTTGATATTTTTCATTTGTTATGTCGTTATCATATAAGGCCAACAAGTCTTGTATTTCTTGTTTGAATTTTTGAATTTTTAATTCTTTGTTTTGCATTTTCCATATTTTTTCCAACACAAGAGCAAATACTTGTTGTACTGGTTTCATAATTTGATTGGTAATGTAAAACCCATAATCTATTTTTAAATTTTTCTCCGCTATGTATTTTGGTGTCTCTATCTTATCACCTTGTAATAGTTTTATTTTTGGAACTTTTACCTTTTTAGGTTTTGGAGCTGGTTTTGGTTTGGCTGGCGCTTTTTTTCGACCTCGACCTTTTTTAACTCCTTGTTCCAATTCCTGATCAGGCTCTGGTTCTGGTGGATTATTCTGAATTTCGACTATAGGTTCTGGTTCCGGGTCAGATTCAGCCAGAGGTTCCAAGCTAGGATGTTTTATATAAACAAATGGAATTCTGTCACCTGAACCAATCTTATTACCAGGATCGCGTTCCATTATTCGATCCGCTAATACTTTGTGTGCAATTTGTTGTGGGTTTTTATAACCTGAACGCAACGATTTTGTTATGATTAATTTTTCAATCGGGTATTTTTCTTCTACTATGTCGCGGAGACATGATTTCAAAAATGCGATTGATTTCTGAATATCTTTTTCCTTCATCAAAATATCGATAATTCCACCATAAACATCTTTAACAATAGGCGCATTATCACGACGTTTTAGCACAATACCCATTTCTTTTCGTTTGCATTTTGTAGAATCGGTTTCATACAACATGCCTACATATCGTTTTTTTGATAACAAACAGAAAGGCATAAATGTTTTTTCGTATTCTAAATCGTGTGGTCCTTTCAAAAACGAAGATGCTAGATGACCTGCTTCTTGTGCCAATTCAATCGTAATATCGAGTGCTTTTTTACCGCGGATAGGTTCTCCGTCAGGGGTTTGCAAATTGAAGGTGAAGAATACAGAATCCGTATTATGAACTATCATATTTCCGATTCCTGCTGCAAAGTGATGATTTTCACTAGTTAAATCATAAACATATCCGGAGTATTCTATTTCGTGCATTTTCGTAATTGTATTTTTATCAACGTTTTTCAATTTATCCATCATGATCGTTATAGAATTATCTTCCGCCGATGAAATGTAATAATCATATTGATTTTTACTATTTAGATAATTGATATATTTTGCTGTATCGACAAAATCATGACAACGATGAATAAGATACATAGAATTATCTATATCATATGGATTGTTAATGCATATATCATTTAATCTATTATGTAGAAGAGGTGTTCCTACAGTAACATCGTTTGGGGTAATGGAGTTTGCAAATATATCTAATAAAGAATGATCATCTGTAACATCTACTAACCCTGTATGTGTTAAAATTCTAATCATTTTTTTATGAGGCGCCAAATTATGACGTATTACTCTGTGTAATTTTGTCCAACCATTTTCCGTCCATGTTTCTATTCCTTCTAATTCACAAAACTCTTTTTCTTGTTTTCCAGGTTCAGTACATTTAACCCAATCACAACCACCATATTTTTCAGCTAATTGTTCAATAGTACAAATATCGATTGTTCTTTCTTTGTTATCATTTAAATAAGATATATAAACCGGTGTATAATTAGCAACACTATCACCATATATGTACTCCGCCTTGGTTAAAACGGGTCCATATTCGCTCGTATTACATATCGCATCACCATAACATTCTTCTACGACCCGTTTTGCATATGTCAATAAAAGTCGTCCTGTAGCAGTTGTGGATGCAGCAACATCCTTTTCATAAAATGTACTCGTCTTTGCACCACATTGACCATAAAGCGAATTGGCTGTCAACTTATAACCCAATTGTCTTTTATCCAATACATTTTTCATGAATTCATCTTTTTCGTTGGGTATCAATTTTCTCGTTGCTTTTCTAGACGCTAATAATTCTTCTAAAATAGAAGGCATAATAGCACGTTCGTTTCTGTTAATAGACTGTGCGAATCGACAGCATTTATAACCGGATTTTATTTTTTCTGCAGCGGATTTTGCTGTTTTTCTCACATATTTGTATGTGTCATATTTCACATCTACGTAGTTATAATTGGCTAGATTATCATATATGAAATATTCGGTCTCTACACCGTTTTCATCAACCACTACACCCTTATCACCAGTTTCTGCTATTAAAACGTCGTCCAAATCATATTCTTTCGTCCATACTTTACTATCATGCGAAAGATTTTCACTAATCATTGATGACGGATACAGAGATGCATAATCAACACATGCGACTGGATTATCCAGATACAAATCACATTTAGGATCCAAAACAATTGCACCTTCATATCCTTCATCTGAATTTCCTTTTTCTATAACAGGTATCAATGTATTTTTTTCCCTGCATTTCTTTGCTATATAACTAGTGAGTTTAATACCTTGACCTCTTGAAACTAAGAAATGGATTGGAACACTGCAAATTTTCGACATTTCCGAAAAACCAGTTAATATATCGACTTTGTTCATCAAATAATGAACCAGGTTACAATCCTGAATACAGTATTTTGCAATCACAGCACGATCCGCATCAGATCCATTTGTCATTTTGAAAATATCTTTTGGTGTTACATCATCCTTTGCTAGACACCAACGGATCTTTTTACTGAAATCCAACGAAGTGCATATATTCTTGTGGTATGTTTCAGGTATCGAAATACGAAACAAATGATTTTCTTTATCAACAGATGCGACTTTGAATTTGGAACCACTATCATAATATTCGGTAGAATGACCTATTTCTTCGAAATGAATAAAACTGCCTTCTTGCAATCCTGTTAAATTACCAGAATGTATCACTACTGATCCACTAGACAAGTCTCCGGCGTCTTCGACCTTTTTAACATAATCTCCAATAAAATGACCTGCTACGTAATCCAATTTATAACTTGACAAATTTTCTTCTCTTCTAAAATAATTATACAAATCTATTTGAAGACGACCATTCATTTTAATATATTTCAAATCATGCTGACCACTAGCAATTTGCAAACTGCTTTCTTCAATCTTATATTTATCCAATTCATGCCATCCGTTGTTTTGATCTCTATATTTAATTTTATCACCACAAATTTCATGTTTATTTCTCGATAATTGTAGAAATTCTTCTACACAATGATTTTCTTCAGCACGTCGAAACATGAACTCATAATCAAAACCAAATATATTATACCCAATAATGATATCAGGATTTTCTTTTTGGATCAACTCTTTCCAAGCCAATAACACGTCTTTTTCTGTTTTATATGATTCTACTATGGTATTTTGAGCGGGTATTTGATCGCATGTATTTAAAACAGCACAATGATTCATATAAGGTTCTTTTTCGCCGTATTTTAAAAACGTAGAACCGATAAATGTAATTTTGTCACCTTCCAACTTTGGGAATATTTTGTTTAATGAAATAGTCAATTCTTGCATTAACATATCCCTGTTTTTACTTTTTGTTGTTTTTGTTGTTTTTGTACTTTTTGTTGTTGTACCTGTTTTCGCAGTACCCTTTACCGATATAGACGGTTCATCACTATCTTCTGAATCGCCGTTACCTGTACCCATATTTATAAATTCACTTATAATATCAACAATTGTATGTGTTTGGTTGTAATTTTGCATTTGTAATTTTGTCTTCTTTTTAACTGTAGTTACTTCATTTACGCTAATAAATCCACCATTACCTCCACCAGATTCGGATTCTGAATTGTTTGTGTTTTTATCAGCGTCTTTGGTTTCATCCTCGTCATCATCATCCTTTGAATTCATTTCCTTATGGGCTTTTTCAAACATATTCTCAATATTCATTTGTTCGGATATATCATCATTATTGTCTGAAAATATATTTCTAACAGGTTCATTTAACCACCTGTTTATTAACTCGATGACTATATTTTTGGATTTTGGTGGTGTGATTGGATAGACGACTTCAATGTTATTTAAATCGTGGATTGTGCATTCCACCATTCCATTAATATCACATGTTTCATACCCAAAAGCCTGCAACACAATATTTTTCAATATTTTTTGAAGTGTTTCATTTGTCATTAAACACACTCCTTCGTCCAAATTTTTGTATTTTTCGAAATATTCAATAATGTTAATAGCTAATTTTTTATATGTTTTAATAGGAATAGGAAAATCACCGTGACTACTACTAGCTTCTATATCAAAACTACATATTTTATAAGGAACCATCGTCTCTTTATGGTTTAACGCTATAATATCATTATAATTAATCATAAACTCATAATCACATGAAGTAGATTTCATTTTTGGCGTTACCACAAATGTTTTCTTTTTTGGTAATGCAACCCAACCGGATGGACTAATATTTTTAATATGAAAGAACCGCAATAACGGTGGAATATTGGCTTCATATAAATATGTCTCCGATTCCAAAAACACATATCCATTTTGTAGTAATTTATGTTGATCTTCCGCCTTGATTTTATTTGCAGCACTCGCATAAGGCGAATACCATAAGTTTTTGGCTTTATTAAATGCAAATACATTATTGAAACTAAACTTGATGAATTTATATTCCTTACCACCATCAAAACCGTATAATTTTTTTCGTTTTATTAATTTACATTCGACTATCGAATTTTCGTAGAATTTACCCATTTTCATTTGGACGTGTTTTAAAAACGAGTTTTTGTTAGCAATCGTCCAGTGATCTGCAACTTTGATATAAAAGAACGGTTTAAAATCCTCGACAATAATAGAGCAGGTTTTTCCGGTTTCATCCAACCCAAACATTTGGATAAAGAATTTATTTTGATCTACATATTTGTTTATTACTGGTTTATTATCCTCCATATCATCATCCCCATCACTCGATACATCATTGTTATAATCAACTGGTAGTGGTTTATTATAAACATTAAAGTCCAATAATCTGAAAATATGTTCCATTTTGGTTGTTGTTGTCAAGTCAAAGTTGTAAATGTAAATAGTTACTATTTGGTTACTATTTATTAGTAAGATACATTTAATTCAATTTTTTATTCAAATAGTTAATTGATTGAACGTAAATAAAATAACTATAAATATAATAATCAATATCAATGTCAAAACCATATAAACCTATTTCAGCTGTCGCTGTTTTTACCGGACCTAAAATAAAAGGAAACGTCCATTTTGTTGAAGATTCGAATCCTAATAGTAACCTGGTCCATATTAAAATAAATTTAGAAGGACTCGGAAAAAATGCACTTCACGGATTTCACGTTCATGAATCTGGTGATTTAACAGATAAATGTCAAAGCATGTGTGCGCATTTCAATCCATATGGAAAGAAACATGGTTGTCCTGGTGCAAAAGAACGACATATTGGAGATTTAGGTAATTTAGAAACTGACAGCAAAGGAAAATGCAATTATGTAATGAGCGATGACATGATAAAACTTCGGGGGTCGAAAGCAAACATAATAGGAAGAGGTCTTATCATTCACGCGGATCCAGATGATTGTGGATTGGGTGGTTTTAGTGATAGTCTTACAACAGGACATGCTGGAAAACGCATTGCATGTGCTGTTATTGGATACGCGAAAGAAAATTTTTAAAATTTTATTTTTTGAAAAATTAGATAACCATTACAATTTTTGTAAATTTTAAATTATTTAGGTAATTTATAAAAAAATGGCACCAACAAAAACCAACGACCAGATTTACGCCTACTTTTAGTTGACCTTAGCGCTAATATTGCACAACAATTTGCACAAGTTAATAATGAATTAGAGTTAATAAGTTTTAATAATACTGCTTATTTTATTAATCTTTATAACGACCTAAGTAATAATTTTGCACAAATTAACACTGAATTAGATTTACAACAAGCAGCAATTGATTCTGGCAATGCTCAATTAGAAGGTGTATCTAAACAAGTTGGTGACGTACAAGGCTACCTAGAAAGTGAAATTAACGCTGGAATACTTTTACACCCTTGAAGATTTAAAACCGCACCCTTTATATTATTTTTTTATATTTTTCTCAAAATAATATAGATGACTAAAAATAAGACAGAAGATTATAAAATTTCTGCGGTTAAATATTATCTAAATAATGATAGAGGTGATGGATATAAGAAAACATGTAAAATTTTTGATTGTAAAAAATCCACTTTACGAGATTGGATTAAAAGATATAAAACATTCAAAAAACTTACAAGAAGAAACAGAAAACCTATTTCTTATAAGATTACTAAACCACAAGTAAAAACCGCATTAGAATTATTGAAGAAAAACGAACAATTGACTATGAATGAATTAGCATTTGATATGAAACAAAAATATCCTACATTTGATATTACACCTCAACATTTAGGGCATGTTATTAGGGATAATAACCAAACAAGAAAAAGAACAAGACACGAGCATTTCCCAAAGGAAAGATATAAGAAACCAATTGATAAACAAACCGAAATGAATTCATTTTATCAAAAAATAAAACATTATCCATTAAACAAAATTATTTGTTTAGATGAAACAAGTGTAGGTTCTGCGTTGCATCCGACTTATAGTCGTTGTTATTTGGGAAGAAGATGTAGAATAAAAACCAGTAATCAATTTGTATTTCGTAAATTTACATTATTAGTAGCAATAAGTAATTCAAAAATAGTAGGAAAGGAAATGTATGAAAAAGGCGGTATGACTGCTGAAAGATTTTTGGAATTTTTACAAAAACATATTTTTCCAAATTATAAAGGGTATTTGATAGTATTGGATAATGCGAAAAGTCATAATAACGAATTGATTAAAAATGCGATTACAAAAAGTGGTAATGAATATTTATTTGCGATACCTTATACCCCAAATACAAATCTACCTATAGAAAGTTATTTTAATCAAATCAAAACTTATATGAAAAAGAATAGAAATGTGGAAAATTACGAACAATTAGAAAAGAATGTAGAAAATGCGATAGAAAAAGTAAAACCTGCTAATTATAAAAATTATTTTCAACACGCATACGGAATGAATGAAAATATAGAATTTATAAGAAAACCATCTACAAGAAAAAGAAAATTAAAAATTTATAAATAATATACTTAAAATTTATTTATTATTTTAAGTATATTTAATAATGCCTATGAGATTGAAAAGTGAATTATATAAAAAAGAACAGGAAGAAATAATAGAAAAAATTATAAAGATATTAGATTTGAAAAAAAAGAATACATATACGCTTTATGAATTGGATAAAAACGAAGAACTACAAAATAAAATCATGGAACTAATACCTGAAATAAGAAAATGGTTTTCATTTAATAATATGAAGGCAGTAGGAGAACCAAGTAAAAGAAAAAGACCATGGTTATCCATAATTAAACAATTAACAAAATCCAAATATAATTTACTAAGTGAAGACTTTAGATTATTTGATAATAGTAAAGAAATTAGAACTCATAAATATACATTTACAGAATTATAATTTTTGTAATTTATAAAATATTGTAAATTATTATGACGGTTTCTTGGTATTCTATTAGTATTTCACTAGGAAGTGGGGGGGGTATTTTTAATGGATATTTTAGTGTAGATAATAATACAAATTTAGTTACAGCATTTTATGAAACAATTAATGGTTCAACTAATTTTAATAATAGTATATTAGCAAATAATGATTATTATGGTGCAGACTATTCATTTATTAATAATAATTTTTCATTGGGAGGCACGAACATAAATTATATGAATTACTATAGCAATCCGGCTTCACCAAATTATAATTCATCGTATGCTTTTTTTAACTTGTTTGATCGTGATGATACAGATAATATATCCCCATTGTTAGCGAATGGAAACGAAGTTACAGATATACAATCATTCTTCACAATAGTTTCCATTTCAGACCCATCTTGTTTCAACGAAGGAACGAATATTCTATGCTTAAATAAAAATTTAGAAGAAGAATATATCCCCATTGAGAATTTAAGAAAAGGAGACTTAGTTAAATCTTATCAACATGGATACAGAAAAATAGATTTAATTGGTAAAAATCATATGATAAATAATCCAAATAGATTTAATGAATGTATGTATAAAATGGAAAAAACAGAAGAAAATGGATTAATAGAAGATTTGATTGTTACTGGCGGTCATTCTATATTAGTTGATGATTTAGGAGAGCATAAAGAACAAAATGATTTACTTTTTGGAGGCACACAAATGATATGTGATAAATATTTATTATTATCTGCTGTTTCCAAACAATTTATAAAATTGGAAAATACAAATTTATATACTTATTATCACTTTATTTTGAAAAATGATGGAGATAATGATAAAAGATATGGAGTATGGGCGAATGGTATTTTAACTGAAACGCCAAGTAAGAACCAATTTACTAATCATAAATATATTTTATTGTAAATTAATATTTTTATAAAATTATTCAATAATATTAATTTCTGCGTAAATTGACTTAAAAATAAAATATTTAGGAATATTATAAGGATGTTTATAAAAGAAAAACCGCCTGACGACTTTTTTAAAGGAATTAAAATTTCCTTGAAAAGTGTCTTGAAACATCCTGATATAAATACACCGAAAATTACTAATGCTGTTATTCTTTGTAATAAAATAGTAATTAATGTTTTACTTTTTATGAAATTATATTTATTGAATTACTATGAAACTCATAACACTTTACCAGTTATAGATAAATTATTTGTAAATTCATGTATGAAAATTATGTGTAATGAAAAACCACAAGGCAGACCAGCAAAGAAAGAAATTAAGGAACTCAAAGATAATCTAACTGCCTTTTACAAAACTGATTTTGAACCACTTATTCAAAAGGACACACTTGAATATACGCATATGAATACCATTTTGGATTATTTAACAATTGATATTCTAACCATGTATGAAAATAACATTAAAAATCATTTTGTGGAATATGTAGAACGATATGTAAATGTGGTTTGGAAAAAGAAATTTATTGTAAGTAAAATAAGGAAATTGAATATTACCAAAAAAGAAAAGGATACAAAAATAAACAAATTATGTAATCAGTTAAGAAAAATTAAAAATGATATACTGAATATTGAAACAACACAATACAAATCTCATATTTCTTATCATCCATGGATAAATCAACAAAAACTAAATATTATTCCTGTTAAAACATTCAAGAAAAATTTATATTATGATTTGATGTGTAGTCCTATGGATTATTTCCCTTGTATGATTAAAATGATGAAACAAGTAGAAA